TAACCGGAGAAGGTCCACAATCCTCCCCCAATCGGACCGGACTAGCATCAAAAGCGGTCGCTGTCTGGTTCATGGAAGGATGTCGGCACGGGCAGTGATATCCCCCGAAATTCCATCACGCCATGCGACTTGACGGCCTTAAACCCTTTTCCTTCAAGCATTTGGGAGAATCTCTTTTGCGAAATTGGGGGTTCTCCGGATGCCACAGCCCATGCTTTCCAGGACTTATAAAGCGCCGTAGAACCCGCGCTATGGTTCTCTTTTCCGGTCTTGCAGCACTCCGCCATCCATTGGGAAAATATGTCTTCATTCTCGAAATATGAGTCCGTCGCATTTCTGACACGCGGCGGCGGTGTTAGTCGGACGTGCTGCCAGTCGTGGCAACCGGCCATCATCCACGCGAGGATGCCGGGTGCCTCGGAAAGTAGCTTTTCGGACAGTGCCGGGTCGCGTTCTTCCGGCCGGATTGTGACCTCGAACGGCACCAGATTAAACCGCGCCCGAATGGCTTCATCGACCGCGCGAAGGCCGGGTTTGTGGTTGCCGGCCATGAACAGCTTAAACTGCGGGATGAACGTAAAATGATCCTGCCGCATGAAATTGGCCGTGATCGGGTCGCCGCCCGTGATGGACTTAATCCGCGCTTCCGCCCATGGGACGCCTTCCTCGGTTTCTTGTGCCACTACCAGCCGCGCGCCCTGTAGCCGTGCCAGGACGGTCAGATGCTTTCCCGCACCGTTGGCCGTGAAGGTGTCCGGATCGGCCGTCATGGCGTAATCACCGAGGATGGAGACCACGGTATTGAGGAACACGCCCTTGCCGTTCCGGCCCGTCCCGTAGGCAAACCACATAGCGTGTTCCCGCGTGATCCCGGTCAAGGCGTAGCCACACACGCGTTGGAGATAGGCTACCAAAGACGCATCGCCTCCGGTCACCCGATCGAGGAATGAGAGCCACATGGGGCATTCACCTCCCGGCGAAACGGTCGTGATTTTGGTCATATGCGCCGCCGGATCGTGAGGCAACGTTTGCCCAGTCCGCAGGTCCACAATGCCGTCTGGCGTGTTTAGAAGCCACGGATCGGCGTCCCATTGGTTGACGGTCGCCGCGTGCCTCCGATCGGCCTGTGCGAGCATCTCGACCGCGCGAATGGTCTTCGCGCTGGTCACCGACTTCTGGACGCTTGGCGGCGCGTTGACCGCATATGATCGGCATGTCCGGCGACACACGTCCCGCACGCGCAGGGTATCATCATGCTTCCACACCTTGCCGTCCCACAGGAACCACCGGCCCCAACCGTCCACATAGCGCGCCACGTCGCCGTATGCGGCCGAGAAATTGAGGGCTAGGGCATCGTCCGCAAATTCGGGGGGAATGATTTCGACGACGGGCTTGCCACCTGTTTTCTCGTTGATCTGTCCGTAGTCGCTTTCATCAGCCGGTAGCGGCGGTTCATCGTGGCCATTGATGACCGCCGGGAACGTGACGGTGGGCAGGCTGAAAAAGTTACCGGACATTGCGTGCCTCTAGCTGGTCGATGGTGGATAGGATGTAGGCGGCCAGGTGTTCTTCCAAGTCGCGGAACACCGGATCGGTCAGCCGATGCGCGCCCCACTTCATGGCGAACGCCATGGTTTGATCAATGGCGTCTGAAAAGCAGATCGGGTGCAGCGTGGGACCGTGCCCATAAACGACGCCTATCGCCAACCATCGGGCCGTCAGATGGCACCTGGGCAGGACATGCTCCCGCCAGTGGTCGGCGTAGCTCATAGCGCCGTGACCTGTTCCACGGCTGATTGTGCGGACAGGGCGATGATGTAGACGCCGCCTGATCTAAGCCACGCTTTGCGGAACCGCTTTTGAGACGGGAGCAGGCTCCCGCTTTCGGTCTTGGTTTCGACGGCCACCGCCTTGCCGCAATAGCAGCCCATGATATCGGCTATACCATCAGCTGAGACCTTGACCACGCGCTTGCCGTCCATGGTCCTGAATGTGCCCGTGTTTTGCCGCCAGAACATGGCACCTGGCAGGGCAGTCAGAGCTACCAGCGCGGGAACGGTAACGTCTGCGGTCTCGGTCATTCGCCGAACCGGATGCGTTCTTGATCCGCAAGCTTGGCCGCGCTTTCTGACTTCGCGGCCAGCACGCGCTTGACCCACTTGGGATGATACCGCCTCATCCGCGCGACCTCCCTTAGCTGATCCTCGGTCTCGGCAAGAAACATGAATGACGATAGCGGGTCCGCCGCGATGTTGGAACCGCGCGCCCATTCTGGTCTGGGGTCGACAATCTCGAGTGTTCCCTCGACCTGATCAGGTATCAGTTTCGGGGATCCTCCGGCCGGAAGTAGAGCGCATTCTATGGTCCGTTCTGAAGTGGCAGCGTAGCCAACAGCTTCCGCAAGCCGGTCGTCTATTTTCCCGGCTTTGTCATACCGTTTGGCAATCGTCAGTAGCTCAATGTCTTCCTTGCCCTCCGGATCGGCCGGACAAATCGCGTCATCCTTCCACTTCGGGTTGTCGGACGAAAACACCTTGTAACACGCATCGCATGTCACGGTTTTCGGCGTGATGGTCTTCTGCTGGTCAGCGAGAGACCAAATGCGTCCCGCGTCGGGCAGTCCATGACGTTCAAAATTCCCGACATGATCAATAATAACGGCTTGCGATCCGTCCGACTTTGGCCGTAGCACGCGCCCGACCTGCTGTAAGTGCATCGAAAGCGATTTGGTGGGGCGCATAAGGATAGCCCCGGACACAACCGGAATATCGACGCCTTCACTTATCAGTTCGCAGGACGTGAGAACCTGATACTCGCCATTTCCGATACCGGCCATGCGTTCGGCCCGCGTTTCTTTGTCCATCGTGCCGTCGACCGATGCGGCGCGGTATCCTGCCTGTCGGAATTTTTCGGCAACCATCTGAGCATGTGCGACGGTGACGCAAAAAGCGATAGCGGGCCGCCCGTGTAGGTATTCCTGGTAATGCTTTACGGCGTCACCCATGATTGTGGATTTCTCGACTGCCTCAACGATTGCGTCGATAGCGAAATCGCCGGCCCGGCTTTTGATCCCGTCAAGGTCAAGATCGCTTGGCGGCGCCAGATACTGGTATCCTGCCAGATATCCGCCCTTGATCAGTTCGGCCGGAGTGGGGCCGATCACCATTTCGTCAAACCACTTCCCGAGGCCCTTTCCGTCCAGTCGCTTCGGGGTGGCCGTGACGCCGAGGACCTTGGTATCGGGCCACGCTTCCAGGATTTTAGAATACGTCGCACTCACGCAGTGGTGGCTTTCATCGACTACCAGCAACCGAGGCGCCGGTATTTTGTCCAGCCGGTTCCCGAGCGTTTGGACCATGGCAACGTGACAGTTAGCGGTGGCCATGGCGTGTCGCGGCTGAATGCGACCGTGCCGAACGCCAAACCGATCGAGAGACTTGCTGATCTGGTCCACGATCTCCGATCGGTGGGCGCACAGGATGACGCTGTTGCCCTTCGCCTCCGCGCCCTTGGTGACGTAGCTAAACACGACGGTCTTGCCAGATCCCGTAGGGCTGACGGCCAACACGCGGCGGGATCGTGTGAACGCTGACCGAATGCCGGTCACAAGATCGTTCTGATAGTCCCTCAACTCTACCATTGAAGCACCCATGTTTTCGTATTAATGCGCGCAAGATGCGTGCCGGATGGAAGGTCAATCAGGCCCCACCATTGCGCCGGGCGGTCGTCGTCGACCCAAAGGACGAACGCGGCATCGGCAATCCGCAAACGTGCCCACATCGCCCCGGACGGATCGCGGGTCGGGTTGTCCATGACGATGGGGCCGTATGAGGATGTGCCGTGGCGGGCGTTATCTATCTTGTCGGATAGCTGTATCCTCAATGTTTTGCCGCCTAGGGATGTTCATTTTCGCTCCACGGCCTCAATAATACTGTCCCATGTTGCCGAATTGACGGACACGCCAACTCCGTCGGTATCAATTTCCACCCATCCATCCATTACCGTCGGGTCGATGGTGACCTCGATGTGGCTGGCACCCACGCGGACAAGGTTGCCGCGTGGGTCTATTTGTTGGGCCAGATCGGGGGTGTATTCGACCTTCACGGCTTCCCCTGACTTGGTTAGGACGTAACAAACCAATGCGTCCCCGGCCCCATCTCCGCCTCCAACCGAACCCGCAAAGCCTCGGCCGTAGCGGGCTTGAGTGGCGCGCTCTGGCCGTCCTCCCACGCAACGCACACCAACGGCGGTGCGATGGCTTGGCGGCCGGCTAGGGTGATGCGGTAGAGGCAACGGCGGGTGGTGGAGATGTTGCGCGCGTGGCCGTTGGCGATTAGGCCGCGCATATGATCTCTGGCTGATCCGTCATTCCAAAACGGCCCGACCGGCCTGATATCAGCCGGCGTCGCGCTGTCCACCGTGGCGAGGTAGGTGAGGGTGCGGCGCTGTAGCAGGGTCATGCGGCCTCCACATCCATCGACGGGAACGCGTTGGGATCAAACTCCAATTCCAACGTCTCGGACGGCGGCGCATCAACCTGCGCCATGTTCTTGACCGCTTGCCGGAAATAGCTGGGCTTCAACTCAATGCCGATGCCCTTGCGCCCCATCCGCACCGGGGAGAACACTTCGGATCCCACACCCATGAACGGAGTAAGGACCGTTTCGCCGGGGTTGGACCATAGGACGGTTGCGCGGTCGATCACGTCCAGTTGCAGCGGATGAACGTGCTTTTCGTCCTGATCGTCGCGCGCGTCGTGGAACGGCAGGACCCGGCCGATGCGGATATCGTCCCAGAACGACGACGCATACTGTCTCCATATCCAGTGAGAATAGCGGTTCTCAATCTGGTTCCCGGTCCACCCGCGATACTTCAAAACCTCCACAGGCGGCTTGCGTTCGCCGGCATAGTCCAACAGCCCCACCGGATGTGCGATCGGCACCGCGTTTTCGCCGGCCCGGCGGAATACCAACAGATAGTCCGCACCCGCCACTCCGGCCTTTGCGCTGTCCTCCACGATGGTCGCGTGTGCCAGGTTCTTCGCCATGGTCCGCAACCGCACTGCCAACGGCTCTTTCCAGATGGCCCGGCGTGCGGCGTAGGTCCACCCGAGGCGCTGGTGCAGTCGGATGATATCGCCGGGGAAGTCGATGTAGCCATCGGTGCCCGTGTTGCCGGTGGGCACGTCCATGCAGTGGACGGCGCTCATGCGACCCGGCATGGTGATGCGGGCCATCTCCCGGATGACGAACTCGTAGTGTCGGAAGAACTCGTCATAGTCTAGGCAGTTGGAAAGGTCCCGGTCAGAAGAACTGTATTGGAATAAGCCGCCAAATGGCGGTGAATGTATTGATAGCGCAACCTTTTTGTCTGGAATACGCGCCATAACTTCCACGCAATCGCCGTTGTAAATAGCAAAGCGGTCGCTGATAACTTGGTCGATTACAGCCATGCCGGCAATTCCTCATTCTTTGTGAACTCGATTGAGCGATCGACCGCGATGGCGTCATTCATATACGCCACCAGATCGTTGAACATCTTATCGGCCGCGAGGGCCTTGCGTTGGAGGTTGGCGAGGATGGACTTCTCCCCCTCGGTGGTTACGATATCGGACACGACCGATCGGGTTTGCCCGAACCGATAGAACCGCCGGATGCCCTGATAGTATTCCTCGAACGAGTGCGTCGGGAACGAGACCGAGTGAGCGCAGTGTTGGAAATTCATGCCCCATGCCCCGATCCTCCCTTTTGTGACCAGGACCCGAGCCTCTCCATCCAGGAAGGCGTTGAACTTCTCAACCTTCGCGTCGTCGCTGTCCTTGCCGGACACCTGGACGCAATCGCGGATCAGGTCCTCCAGGATATCGCCTTCGTCGTTCAACTGGCACCACACGACGGCAGGCTGCCCGGTGTCCGTCACCAATGACGCGGCCTTCTCGCACCGATCGCGGATGGTCCTGCGCCGTTCGTCACGTTGTTCGGCAAGGCCAACGGCGGGTAGGGTGAACAGCATCCCGGACGGCGGGCGATCGACCGCAACCTGATGCTGATTTTCGATCAGCGGCGGGAGAATGAACCCATCGTCCGCAAACCCGATATCGGAGGGACGGCGAACGGCCCGTGCCCATGAGCAAACCCATTTCCAGAATGGTCCCTCGGCATGGCCTTTGAACCGCCACTTCGCGTTGTCGTCTAGCTGTTGGAAGTTCTTGCCGCGATGGCGGATCACATTCGGCTTGATGCTGTTCCCCTGATTGTTCTTAAAGAACCGGGAAAGCATGTCCATGTAGCCGAGATACCCGAGCGCCTCGGATGACGTGCCGAGTTCGGTGTATTCGTTCGGCGCGGCGGTCGCGGTGCATAGCAACCGATATCGGATCTTCCGCATGAAAGCAGTGATATCCTGCCGGCGTTAGCCATCGAACGATTTGAGGATTGAGCTTTCATCGCACACGGCGCCGACGTAATCGTTGGCGTCGAACAGATGGAGCCGCTCATAGTTGGTGATGTTCACGCCCGGCCGGGGGATACCATCGCGGCAGTTATGCACCTCGATCCCGAACTTTTCCGCCTCTCGCACGGTCTGTTCCGTGACCGCCAGTGGCGCCATGACCAGAACGCGCCCGTTGGTGTGTCGGACCACGTTCTCAGCCCATGTAAGCTGCTGGATGGTCTTGCCGAGACCGCAATCCTCCAACAGTGCGGCCCGGCCCATTTCAACGGCCCATTCCGTGAGGTCGCACTGAAAGTCCTTCATCGCTGGCGGGAAGAACGTCGGGCGGAACCCGTCGCGGGTCCCGGTCTGCGTTCGTTCGGCCAGGAATTGTAGGTAGTCGTCCATCGTTCATCCTTCCGATCATGCGCGGGTTACCCCCGCTTCATCCGCCCCAAAAATCCGCCGGCCGAGCGAACCCGGCCGGCGTAGTTGATCGGGGAGAAACTGCGCGCGGATAACCCCCCGTGCGCGCGGGGATAAGGGACCGACGCACCGCCACCATGACGCGCACGCCGGCCGTAGCCGGGTCCCGAGCCTGCTCACAACGGGCATCCAGTGCCGAAGCCTGGACTCTTGTGTGCAAAACATCCCGGCTATTCGTCATGACCGCACCCAACGCCGCACGGTCGAAGTCGGCACCGCCAGCCGCCGCGCGATCTCAGCCACACGAACGCCAGCCGCCTTCATCGCCCGCGCCTGTGCAGCGGTCGCGCTGGCTTTGCGCGTGCGGGGCCAATACAGGGCGGCAACCGTTATCACCGGCCGCTCACATTGTTGCGGTATTCCAACCGCCCCTCGGCCCGCAGCATCGCCATCCGCGTTGCGACGGTCCCGACCGGCAAACCCATCGTCTCGGCAATCACCTTCACCTTCTGGCCATGCCGGGCCCGAACGCAGATTTCCGCGACTTGGTGCAACGACAGCCGGCCATTGACCTTCGCGCGCGGCTTGGCCCGATACGGGATATCCACGCCGGCCTTCCGCGCCCTATAGACCGCCATGGCGACGGTCCCGCGCGACAAGCCGAGTTCCGCCGCCATCACGTCGTATGGCGTGCCGGCTTTGGCGAGGGCGAGCAGCGCCGGGTTCACAGCGCCAACCACACGATCAGGATTGCGCCGATGCCGAGGGACCCGAGGGCCGCGAGGATGGCGTTGAAGATCATGCGGCGTCCCTCGGATACAGGTCCGGCCGAAGCTCCCGGCCAGGGATACCTGTGATCCGCTCGACGCGCGGTAGATGGCGCGGCGGCACTCGGGTCCACTGCGTCACGGCGGAAGCGCCGATACCAAGGGCGCGGGCGAGCTTAAGTGGCCCACCGACTGTTTCCAGTACCCGCTTGAGTTCGGGGGGATATTTGCTGGCTACCGGCGCCCGGATAATTTCTTCAAGCCCAACGTCTTCCATCATCTCGGGAACGAATGAAAACCATTCGCCTCGGATTGAGTGCGCCGAGAACCGGACGTGAAGTGCCCGCTCATCATCCATCCCGCCAACGAACAGTCGAATGATCGCGAGGCGTTCCCAATAGGCCACCTGCAATTCGCTGCGACGCTGTTCCGGGTCCCCGGCGTGACCAATCTTGACCGGGCCAGTTTCGCCCGCGCGGATCATGTAGACGGGCATCAGGCGGCTTCCTCCGACTTCGACACGGGCCGCTCAATCCCAACCGGCCATTCCCAGTCGTCAGCCCAGCGTTCCGCGAACCACGCCATCGCGCCGTCAAAGGTGCGGGTGTTCACATCGCGGCCCTCGACCAATCGGGGCAGAACCTTGCCGTCGTTGCAGGCACGGGTTGAGATGGTCGCCAACGATAGGCCGGAATACTCGGCATACCGGGCGGCGACGGTCAGCAGCTTGTCACGGGTTGAACTCATATGCGGGACGATAGCGGGAGATATCCCGCTCGTCAACGGTTTCAATCCCGCTTTTGGGGCGGAAACATCCCGCTTGCGCGGGACATGGGAGGCTAGCAATGGGCAGGCAGGAGGCACCGAATGTCAAAACCACGCGACCCCGCGCGCACCGCGCGTCTGACGGCCCTGATAGACGCGGCTTTGGCGCGGTTGGATATCACGGACCAGCGAGCATCGCTGGACGCGTTGGGCAAGCGCGACGCGATCCGTGACATACGGCGCGGCGTTATCCCGAGCGCCCTGCGATGGCAGAAAATATGTGACAGGCTGGGGATTGTCGAAGGGAGCGCGGATGCTGGAAAATCGGAAACATCATTGACACAAATGCAACCGCCGCTGCTATTCTCTGCCGCGCCGTCTCGTGATTTACCGTTATGGACGGGCGTGGGAGGGAAAATGGACGCCATAGGTCAGCCGGAAGCCGTGACCTTAATTCACCGGCCATCCGTCCTTGCGGGCCGGACCAAGGCATATGCGGCATACGTGACCGACGAAAACAACGCGCCGATCCTGCGCCCCGGTCACATTCTATATATGGACCCGAGCCGGCCTGCCGCGATTGGTGACCTCGTGCGCGTGTCGCTTGTGGATGGCGGCGCCGTGGTCGGGATCATGCTGGACAACGACGGGGCGGGCATCGCGATCCGGGGAGCAGCCGAGACAAAGGCCCGCCTGATCCCGGCCAAAAAGGTCGAAGCGGTGGATTTTGTAGCAATGCATTCCCGCGTAGCCGACTAACCAAGGCGGGACCAATCCCGCTTTTTCTTCTTTCGGTCCCGCTTTTCGGGTTGACGTGCGGGAGATATCCCGCATAATCCATCCCATCGAAACCCGATGGGAACCACCCCGATGCCCCCCACCCCCACCACCCCCGAGCGCATCCAAATCCGAAACCGCTGGACCGATGCGGTCATTTTCGAATGCGAGCTGTCCGCCGAATTCCTCGGCATGTCCGTGCAGTTTAAACTGGGCTGGGCCGTCAAAAAGGCCGTCAAAGCCCGCGCCAATCTGGCCGACGCCAATCTGGCCGGCGCCAATCTGGCCGACGCCTATCTGGCCCGCGCCAATCTGGCCCGCGCCAATCTGGCCGGCGCCTATCTGGCCGGCGCCTATCTGGCCGACGCCTATCTGGCCGACGCCTATCTGGCCCGCGCCAATCTGGACGGCGCCAATCTGGCCGACGCCAATCTGGCCGGCGCCAATCTGGCCGGCGCCTATCTGGCCGGCGCCTATCTGGCCGGCGCCAAGATCGGTGACGACATCACGATCACCCGCCCGCCACTGCAAATCCTTGGTCTGTCATACCCGGTATTGATCTTCGATAACCACATCAAGATCGGCTGCGAACTGCACTCCATTGCGGAATGGCAAGCGTTCGACAACGAGCGCATTGCCCGCATGGATGGCACCCGCGCCCGGCGGTTCTGGGATCGGCACAAAACCGCAATCCTGTGCCTCGCGGCCTCCGATGCGCGCGGCGTCGATACGGCGGAAGTGGAGGGCGTGTGATGCCCAACCTCAGCATCTACCCCACCGACAGCGGCACCGACCGCCACCACTACATGGAACACGAGGCCGACCGCGACCGCGCCCCGTCCGGCCGAGGCTTTGCCCCCATCACGCCGGCCATGCTTGCCTGGCTGGACGCGACCGGCGCCGAAATCGGCCGGCGCATGGTCGCGGCGGATGAACGGTTGCGTCTGTCCCGGGAGGCGCGGTCATGAACGCCATCCCGGGCCGTCGAACCCTCGGCCGCGCTGTCTCCGCAATCGCCAGCGCCGCCACGCAACGGGCCGCTGATCTGCGTGTCGTTGCCGACGTAGACACCGCCGCCGACCTTCGAGACGCCGCGACGCGGTTTCATGCGGCTCTGACACAGGCCGAGTTCAACGTCGCCCCGCCGGTTGACCTGACGCTGGTGACCATGGCCACCGCCGGCCTCGCTGCGGTCGATCTGGACGCCTACCAGCGGCGCATCGGCGACCGGGTGGCGGGCGTGGCGCCTCGGCTGGACCCGAGCCACATGGACGATACGGGCGTGCTGGATGGGCTGACGCAGTCGTCCATTTCCGACTGGTTCGAGGTCCACCCGAACCCGCTGGCAACCGTCACAACCGCGCTGTTCCCGGACCCGGACCGCCCGGACATCACGATGTTGGAAATCCGCACCGAAGCCCGCAACCGGCTTTGCGGCCCGAAAAGGGAGAGCGGGCTGGATATCGAGGTGACAGAGCAGTGGCTGCGGCAGATGCGGGCGCTGATTGATCGGGCGTTGGGGGATCGGACGTGAGCGAGTTCGCGCGAGTCGTAATCATCGACAAGTTCGGAGATGAAATCAGCGTCGAGGTCTCGACGGCTGGTGTTTTCATCGAGGTCACCGAGGCCGAGGAAAAGACCGGCGTTGCGCTGTCAACTGACGCGTGCGCCGCCCTGATTGCGGCCATCACGGACGCGGCGCGGTTTGTTGCGGGAGAACACAAATGACCCATCCATTCACCACCCTCCCCGGCTACGACCCAAGCAAAATCCGCATCCCCGACTGCATCACCGCGAGCGCGTCCGAGGCGCTGGATGTGCGGGTTCTGCGGGTTGCGGAGTGGATAATGCAGCGAGAGCGTTACGTCATCCGCGAGTCGATGCGTGCGGATTATGCCGCTCAGGCCGACAAACTCCGCGAAATCGCCGCCGAAATCCGCGACGCCGCAACTTCTCCGCGCCCGATCGCCGAATGCAACGAAATCATAGCGATCTGGAACACCGACACGGTGACCCAACTCCGCGACGTATGGGCGGGATCGTCCGCGCGCCGGCCTGAGATGGAGCCGGTTGAACGCATCCGGCTGTTGGAGAAGGCGATGGGGCGGCTGCTGGTGATCGAGGCTCGGCATGAGGGGGATGGGCGGTGAACGACATGATCGAAACCACGGCGCTTGTTGTCTATCGCGAGCTTCCGCCGACCCTGACCGACGTTTACATCCAGCAAGGCGGCGTCGATGCGGTCCTGGCTCTGATCGAGCGGCAGGCACGCGAGGAAGCGGCGGGCCTCGACGCGTCGAGGCCCAAGGATCGCGAGAAGATCGCATCCCTGGCCCGCACGAAGATCGCCCGAAGCAAGACCGCGCTGCTCGACGCGGGCATGAAGCTGACCGAGGACTGGCGCGCATCGACCGCCAAGGTGAACGCGGAAAAGCGCACCATCACGGAACGCCTGGACCGGCTCCGCGACGAAATCCGCGCGCCCCTGACGGCATGGGAGAACGCGGAGAAGGATCGGGTTGCGGGGCATGAGGCCGCGATTGCCGAAATCGAGGCGTGGGCCACCGTCCCCGCTGATTGGACCGCTGCCCAGATTGCCGACCGCATCGAAGAAACCGCGCACCACGAACATCTTGCCCGCGACTGGCAAGAGTTCGGCGCGCGCGCCAAAGCGGCCATTGCCGGTGCGGTAGACGCCATGCACCGCGCCCACGCCGCCGCCGTGAAGCGCGAAGCCGAAGCCGCCGAACTGGCGCGCCTCCGCGAAGCCGATGCCCGGCGCTAGCGGGAGCGGCAGGAGCAGGAACGCATTGACCGCGAGGCCAGGATTGCGGCCGAGTCGGCCGAGAAGGCGACCCGGGACGCAGAGTCCAAGGCGGCGGAGGAAGCCGCCGCGGCGGAACGTCGCGCTCAGGCTGAGCGGGATGCGGCCGCCAAGCGGGAACGGGACGCGGCCGAGGCGCTGGCCCGGGCGGAACGGGAGAAAATCGAGGCCGAGGAGCGCGCCAAGGAGGCCGAAGCCAAGGCCGAACGGGATCGGCTCGCAGCCGAACAGAAGGCCGAACGCGATCGCGCCGCCGCCGTGGAAGCCGAACGCCGCCGGATCGAGGCGGCAGCGGAAGCCCAGCGGCAGGCGGACGAACTGCGGGCGGCGAACACGGCACACCGATCCGGGATCAACCGCAAAGTCCTGGCCGCGATCATGCTGGCCATGAGCGAAGTCCACACCGGGAATGCCGAGGAAGCCGACGCCATCGGCAAGGCGATTGTGACCGCGATTGCCAAGGGCGCCGTTCCGCACACCACGATCAACTATTGAGGGCGGAACGATGACAATCACCTATCACCCCGATCTGATCCAAGGCACCGAGGCATGGCTTGCGGCACGCTGCGGGCTTCTGACGGCCAGCGAAATGAAGCTAATCATCACCCCCACCCTCAAGGTCGCGAACAACGACAAGGAACGCGCGCACGTCTGGGAACTGGCATCCCAGCGGATCACCCGTTACGTCGAGCCGTCCTACATCGGTGACGACATGCTGCGCGGCATGGAGGATGAGGTTGATGCCCGCGCCCTGTATCACGAGCATTACGCGCCGGTTGAGCATATGGGCTTCATAACCAACGACCGCTGGGGCTTCACGATCGGCGGTTCGCCCGATGGCCTAGTCGGTGATGACGGTCTGATTGAGTGCAAGAGCCGGCGGCAGAAATACCAAATCGAAACCCTCGCATCACTCGCCATGCCCGACGACTACTGGATACAGGTGCAAACCCTGCTTCTCGTGACCGAGCGGGCATGGTGCGACTTCATCAGCTACAGCGGCGGCCTGCCGATGGTCACGCTGCGGGTTCTGCCAGATGAAAAGGTGCAAGCTGCGATTGTCGAGGCTGCAACGGCATTCGAGGAACGGGTTGCGCTGCGGGTCGCACAATACCGGGACACGCTTGCATCCAGCGCCCGCCTGATCCCCACCGAACGCAAAGACCGACAGGAGATATTCTAATGGGTGACATGTCATCCGTCATTGTCCCGAAAAGTGACCAGATCAACTACGAAGACCTGATCTCCGGACCGATCACCATCACGATCACCGGAGTAAACGTGAAGCAAGGCGCCGAACAGCCCGTGTCGATTTCGTTCGAGGGCAGCGGCAAGGTCTATCGCCAGTGCAAGTCCATGTCGAAAGTCATGGTCAAGGTGTGGGGATCGGACAGCAAGGCATTCGTCGGACACTCCATGACACTCTACGGCGACCCCAAGGTTAAGTGGGGCGGCATGGAAGTCGGCGGCATCCGCATTTCAAACATGACCGGCCTTTCCAGTCCGATGGCGCTTGCACTGGCCGAGACGAAGACCAAGCGGATCATTCATCAGGTTCATCCGTTGAAGATCGCCAAGCCCGAACCGGAGAAGCCAGCCGATCCGCCGACGCTTGAGACCGCCCGAACTAAGGGGCAGTTCATCGAGGCTCTTGCATCTGCCCTTGCCGCCGCCCCCGATCGCACCGCAGTCGATGCCATCCTGAGCATGGATCGCGTGGGCAAGGGCATGGCGTCTCTTTCGGAGGACGATCGCACGGCCATGGATGCGAACGTCACCGCCGCGCTTACCCGCACCGCCCCGCCGGCCGAGGACCCGACCGCGACGGGTGGGGATGACGATGGATGGCCGGGGCCGGATGCGTAATACATCAACAGATGATCGGGAGATAACGAAATGGCTATGAAACCGACGACGGAAGAAATCTCAGTTCTAGAAATCAGTGAGGGCATGGTCACGTTCTGCGTGATCGGCAACTCCCCGCTGATCTTCAACCGCATGGCCGAGAAGGCAAAGCGGGAACTGCTTATGCCAAAGGGCCGCAAAAGCACCGCCGACCGCGCGGCCAGTCTCAAGCACAACCCGACCGAGGAATACCGGAACAGCGTGTATCGCAACGTCGGTGACGCGCCGAAAACCCGGCTGAAACTGCCGGCCCCTGCGTTCAAGGGCGCGATGGCCACCGCAGCGTTGGACCTTCCGGGCACGAAAAAATCGGAAATCGGCCGGCTGGTGTGGGTGCAAGGGGAATACGTCGATGTCTACGGCGTTCCCAAGCTGCTCATGTCGGTGGTCCGATCGGCGGACATCAACAAGACGCCGGACATTCGCACCCGCGCAATCGTTGCCGAGTGGGCATGTTCCGTGACCATCCGGTTTGTTAAGCCCAAGCTGCAAGCGAAGGCGATCGGGAACCTGATGGCGGCGGCTGGCATCACGGCTGGCGTAGGCGACTTCCGGCAGGAAAAGGGCAAGGGATCGTTCGGGCAGTTCCGGCTCGTGGATGCGACTGATCCCGACTTCCTGCGGATTGTTTCCGAATGCGGCCGCGATGCACAGGACGCCGGACTTGAAGCGTGCGAGCCGTATGATTGGGACACGGAAGAACTGCTTGATTGGTTCACGAAGGAACTGGCCAAGCGGGATGACGACAAGGCGCCGGCGAATGATACGGCGACACGCAAGCGCAAGGCGGCGTGAAAGTGGATGTCACGGTTGGGCGGTCAAGGAAAGATCAGGCACGGCCTGGCGTGTCCGGATGCGGTATGGGATGGCGGTCAAGTCATGGTCGGGTAAGCCATGGTCTGGCTCGGCCGGACCGGGTGTGGCGGTCGAGGGAAGACACGGCGGAACAAGGTCCGTCGAGGCATGGCCGGGCGGTCATGGCCTGGCGCGGCCGGTTGGGGTCTGTCCTGGTCGGGTCTGTCCGGGCATGGCGGTCTAGCCATGGGTTGGCGCGCCAATACGGGGCACGGTGGGTCAAGCCATCAAAACGGCGGGGGAGCAATCCCCCGCCACCTTTGAGGAATGCAAAATGAGCGAAGACATCATCACGGAACTGACGCGGCTTGCGGAGGCGAACGAAGGGCGGTTGACGCCTGACAATGTGGTTGACGCGGCGCAAAACGAAGCATCCCCGCTGCATAAGTGTTTCGAGTGGGACAACGACGCGGCGGCTCATATGTTCCGCGTGGAACAGGCCCGCCATCTGATCCGGTCGGTTCGGGTGGAGGTCACGACCATGGAACATAGCGTGCGGGTTCCCGCATTCGTGCATGATCCGGCCTGCGATCGTGGGGAGCAGGGCTACATGTCGATCCGACAAGTTGCGTCGGACGAAGACAAGAGCCGGGAAGTCGTGATTGCGGAGTTTTCCCGTGCGGCGTCGGCGCTCAAGCGGGCGCGGGCAGTAGCGATGGCCCTCGGCATCGAAGATCAGATTGATTGCATTAGCGACCAGATCAAGCAGGTTGTTGAGACTGTTCAGGGGGCTGCGGCATGACCGCCAACCCCTGCCCCCACGCCCGATCCGCCGCCGAGTTCATCACCACCCGCGCCGTCATGGGCGTCGAGAAATACGGCCACACGCTGGCGGATGCGGCTTTGTCGCCGGCTGCGCTGGTGCGGCACGCGCGGGAGGAGGCTGCGGATTTGTTGGTGTATCTGACGGCGTTGGAGGCTGCGCGGTCGTGGCAGCCGCCGGAAACAGCACCGCCGAACAAGTCCATCCTTGTCCGCATTCCACACGCCGAACACTACGGCCCCGGGATTTACCGCGCGATCCGTGTTGTCGATATGTCGCCGGGGTTGGACTTGCCTCCGCGCTGGCACGTCACTGCCGTTGGTATGGGGCGTGATGTGCCAGACGTGGACGTGACCGGGTGGATGCCACTGCCGGGGGATATGGTGCCAGTCCGTGCCTATCCCGCCCGGCCGGCGGTGACGCGGGAGGCGGTGATGCGGGTGGTTACGAATGGTCCATACACGGATTGCGCCGCCAATGCTGGGGACTGCTGCGCTCCCGATAGGTGCCCATGCGCCCGCACCATCGACGCCATCATGGCCCTAATCGGAGGCGCCCCATGACACGCTACACCCGCGACCGGGAGAAATACTCCGATGCCCGTGAGGCGATCGTTATCAAGCTCTGGCCCGGCCCGGTGTCGGAGAATGTCATCCTCGCCAAGGTGAACGCGCTGCCAGGGAATCCGCTGACGAAGATCCAACTCGGCCGGTATGCGAACCGGCTGGACGTTCGCCGCACCCACAAGGGCCGGGATTGGGACACAAACACGGCGAAACGCGAGGAACTGCTGCGCGTCGAGTGGCCCGGGCCGAAAACACGCAAGGAAATCTACGCCATGTGGTTGGCGCTGCCCGGAAAAAAAGGCGCGATCCGGGGTATGGAGAACTTCGCGGCGTATATCGGGTTGCGACGTGGACCGCGCCGGCCTGAGCCGGTAAAGCCGGCGCCTCCCAAGCCGGTCATTCCCAATCCGCCGCCGGTTTCCGCCGACACGTTCAGTGACGCACTCCGAAAGGCCGGGATTGTCTACCGGGATCATCCCGACTTTGGGGCGCGGGTGACGATCCCGCGTCAACGGATCATGTCCGGCAAGCCGCCGAACCACGGGGAGATGATCGCGGCGAAGGTGGCGCAGTCGGCGCAGGCTCGTAGCGGGGTGGCTATGGTGAATGTTCGGGGGATGATGTGAGCGAACGCCCGATTTTATTCAGTGCCCCGATGGTGCGGGCTATCCTGTCCGGGTCCAAAACGCAGACGCGGCGGGTGTTGAAGCCGCAACCGGTCCCGTTCTGCACTGGCCCCAATGGCACGGGGCCGGAATGCGAAGTGACCGCTATGACGCTTGAAGGCGGAAAGCCGCGCCTCACCCTCGGTCGCGTCATCACAGCCCAGAAGGTGACCCGATGGGCGCCGGGGGATCGCCTGTGGGTGCGGGAAACCATATGGCAGGCCGCCCGCTATCCATCATGCACACCATCCGGTGAGCCTGAGCCGTCATCATGGCTATGGGGCCAAAAAGTCCACTATACGGCTGATGGTGATCCTCCGAACTGCCCAAACAAGCACTATCCGGACGCACTTGCGGGCGGGTTGTTCTCTGCGCCTGATCCGTATGCGGTTTGGCTGAAGCGCCCCTCCATCCACATGCCGCGCTGGGCCAGCCGGATCACGCTGGCGGTCGAGGCTGTCAGGGTGGAGCGGTTGCAGGATATCAGCGAGGGGGATGCAATCGCAGAGGGGATGGTGTGGGAGCATCCCACGCCGGAGGACTGCGAATGGCATCGGCAGTATTGCGAGGAAAATGGCACTGATCCGGAGAGTACCCCCATGCAAGGGGTCTGGATCGCACCCGGAACCCGCCGAGGATACGGACGAAACAAGGCCGACCGCGATCAACCGCATTGGCACGTCACGGCTCGGGACGCGTTCAGCCTGACGTGGCGAGCCATCCACGGCCCCGACGCCTGGGACGCCAACCCGTGGGTGAGCGTGACGACGTTTCGGAGGGTTGAGGCATGACCCGCAAAACCACCCTCACCGTCCACGCCGGCAACGAAGTCCGCGCGCTGGAAATCGCCGCGACGTTTCGGAGCGAATGGAAAAACCACCACAGGAGAAACAACTTTGAGGCGGAATTGTATGGCGTGATCTTCACCGACCGATCCCCGCGTCTCAAGTTTTACGCTTGGGGCTGGGATGGGCATGTGCGGGTTGTTGAGCAGGAGATTGAAGCATGAGCGACCTGGCAACCTACCTCGCGGGCCTGAAGGCGGGGGACGTGGTGACTGTGTGGAGTAGCGGGATGGTCGGCACACAGACGGTCACCAAGGTCACGCCAGCGCAGATTGTCACGGCTGTCGCGAAGTATCGCAAGACAGACCCGACAAGAGCGGGATGGATAATCTGCCGCGTCTCTGGATTTTATCAGGCTCCCCGCATCGTAACGCCGCGTGAGGCCCGATTGCATCTGCTGGGTGAGATTGAGCGTGTGCTGCGTCGCGAGGTAACCCTCGAAACCATCCCCGCCATGCGCGCGGCTGGCGTGCCGGGAGAGGGAGAGACGACGTGAGCAATCAGACGAGTGACCGGCGGCACGACCTGCCGGGATTTTGCCGGGAGTGTTGGGCGTGAGCGACACCTATGCCGATGGCGTCCGGTCCATAATTGCCTGCCTACGCCCCAAAGCCGGCGGCTGGCGGGAACTGCCCATCAAGCCGGGCAATCCCATTCTCGCCAGCGGCTACCCCGTCCGGCTCTACTTCCACCCTCGCAGCATGATCCAGGTCATGTCGGCCGTCGAAGTGGCATCAGACGCCGCGTGCGACGGTCCGGAATACCACCTGTCCATCAGCCGCAACACAGCCGCCGGACCGGCCCGCGTCGACAGCAACGACGCTCGGTGGGTTCTCGACTGCTTCAATCTGGAAGGCGCCAAGGAAGACAACCACGTCCCGCACGGCCGGGTCCGCAACTTCTGGCGCCCCGTTGCTGGTGATTGGGTTGGCGTCCGCTGCCACTGCGAGGACGAAGAACCCGCGATCCGGGAGGAGAAGGGCGACTTCATCTGGCGGGGGATCACCCCATGACCGCCCCCGCGCCCGGTCGCCGCTGCGGGACGTGCAAGCACTGGCGGGATTACCGACACTCCAAGTCCGAATGCCTATGGACAGCACCGGACGCCCCGATTTGGCTAGAAACTGCGGCGATTTACATGAACGCTGATGATGGCTTGCACTGCAGGGCTTGGAAGGAAGACCCAAAGTGACAACTGACCCCGCGCTCCTGCCGCCGGACCCGAGCGTGCCGGGGCGGTATTGGATGACGCGAACCGGATGGAACATCGGTAGGCGCGTCGAGATTTGGGAATGGTCCCCGTCCGAACCTCTATGGCGGCATGAGCAGTGGGGGCCGATGTCGCCTGATCTGGCAGGGAAGGCCGGATACACCCTTTGCGTTCCATACCGCATCTTGAAGCCGGGAGAGTTGGAGGCTGTCCATAGGCTGACCGACGAAGCCGCACCGCCCCTGCACCCTGCCGGGACGTATGCCCGTGGCTACACGGACGGGATGGCGTTCATGGCCCGGATGCTCCGCGCGGCCCTCGAAACGAAGGAGACGACATGACCGCGATTGACAAATACTTGCGCTGGGAGGACGAAAACCAACAGTCCCGCGTGTTCCTCGGCAATCTCTGCGTCGGTCGGGTGTGGTGGTCGGATGGAAAATGGCACACAAAACGATACATGGACCACGCGAAAGGCGAACACCCGTCGAGATTTGAAGCTCAGGAATGCCTCGCTACTGAAATCGCCAACCTGATCGGGGTCGGATAATGCGAACGGTCACCAGCACCGCCCCGAAGGCACCCGACGCCCCGAAACATGACCACATCGAGGTGATGGAGTGGGGCAAGGAACGCCTGATCCGCGTCGTTGTCGTCGGATACAGCGCGGGTCGGAAGACAACATCAGCCGCGTTTTTCCGCAGGCAGGACTTGCAGGGGATGCGGCGGGCTTTGGATGCAGTAGAGGGAGGCGCGCCATGACCCCCGCCGACCTCGCGGAACTCATCGCGGCGGCCGAGGAATGCGCCCGGCTGCTAGGTGAGCGCGTTGATGCGGACCATGGCTTTCGGAACATCGTGCCGGCGGAACGGGCAATCTACCGGATCAATTCAGCCCCCGTCCGCCGCCTCCGCGCGGCAGTGGCGCGGGTGAGGGGGGAGTGATGAGCGACCTAGACCATATAATCGAAGACGCCCGCGAGATGCGCCGCATTATGATGCAGATGCGCCGGCTATCCACCATCGCCGTGAAGGCTGGACGCGATTACTCTGAAGCGGTCACAGTCGGTGAAGTGGCCAAGGCCGCGAAGGTGACACCGGAACACGTCGTTGAGATGGTGGGGAAGTTTGAAATGTGGCTTCTTGCGATCGACCGACGCGACGGGATGCCCATGTCGGAATGGTGGGTCTATCAGGACGGGGAGTGATGGACATGCGGGAGAAGATGGCGCGGGCGATGTTCCCCGATAAAAACTGTTTTGGTGTCACATGGGACAATGCGCCCATATGGCTGTGCAAACGATATCTCGGCATGGCCGACGTCGCACTGTCCGCGATGGAGGAACCGACAGAGGCGATGGTGGGGGCTGGAACGCGCGCCTACGACGAAGGGGACGGGGAGTATGGCATCTATCGCGCCATGATCCGCAAGGCGAAGGAGGGGTGATGCCCCGCCCCCGATGCATCACGCATCATCACGCGTGCGACTGCCGAGAGTGGGACCACGCGCGGGAGATTGAGCGTCTGACTGCGGAGATCGGTCGGTTGCGCGAGGCGTTCCGCGTCAACGCGCTGGTCTGGCGACCTAGCACGACGGATGCGGAGATTGACGCGGTGTTGTATCCAGAACCATTGAGCAATCCTCAATAGTGCCGCACGGCGGCAGGGAGAGAGTATGAGCGAAGTGCCGATCCTGATCTTCTTTCGGGAGGACATGTTCTACCCGATCGAGGCCATGCCGGGGATACCGTTGCGCCAACAGGCTGAGGACAATGCCGTCCTCAATCCCGGAACGACGCGCGTCGAGGATGTGGACGGGAACATCCTCTGGCAGTTGCAGTAGCCACTCGAACGAAACCCCGCGAGCGCCTTGCGGCATCGCGGGGCTCTGACCTGCATCCCACCGGCTCTCAGGTCTGCCGGTCTGGCGCTGCGGGCTAGCTAGAGACGGGCATTCCCATCCCTCCGCAGCATCCTTCCCTTACCCCACGCGCGGAGGAAAGGGAAGCGGGTTTGCCTTAACACGTTTGGCGGGCATGTTAAGAAAAACGCCGTTTCTGATCACATCCACCACACCGCCAAAAACCCCAGCGTAACCTGCAAGCACCGCCAGCACACCCACCCCGGCCTGTCCTGGAACTCCCGCCAGTGCCTTAATCCCCAAACAGCCACCGCGCTGCCAATCCCACCAGCCCGCCGGCACCGATCCGAAAGAGGACCTTGCCGGCTTCTGGCAGGCCACCTTCCAACACCCGCAGCGCGGTCCATCTGAGCGCGGTCCATGCTAAGGCCCTGTAACCTGTAGCATTACCGATTTTGTCACGATCTGGCTTTCGGCGTGCATCGGCTGCAACCTCCTGTTTCCTTTTGGCACGCCTAGGCGCCATTGCCTGTGACCTGTGCCACACACGCGGCACGTCGGACGTGCGTAGTCTCAATCGTCGTCATGACGCACCTCCGTCGTGGCGGGTCGGCGGCCGGTCCCGGTTGGCGCCGGGCCGGTCTACTCAATCCATCCGATACAGCGCCAAGTCTACCACGCGCCGCGTCCATCCCAAACCATAACGTGACCATCCGGCAAGCGCGGTCAGATACATCATCCGGCTCGCCAGCATGTCGCGGACGGCTCTGGGCTTGTCCTTGCAGGCATTGGCCGCCGCAATCGTCTTAGGTCCTATGGCGCCGTCGATGGAGGCACCCACGGCCATCTGTAGCCAGCGGATCGGGGCGCCACCGTTTACCGCCGCATCGAACACGGCCAGCGCCATGTGTGCCGGCAGTTCGTTGCAGCGGTGCTTGTCCCAATAGTCGCGCCGATATAGCTCACGGGCGCGTTCCACGGTCAGGTTGCGGATATCCTCGGCCGGGTATTGGCGCTTGCTGATCCCGTAGCGGGTTTCTCCGCCTGCGTCGGCCGGGTCGTTTACATACCCGCCCTCTTGGGCAAGCACGAACAGGAGCGCGCGATCGAAGCTGCTCATACCCGCCGGTTCCGCGCGTTCTTCCAATTCGCCGCCAGCAAATCCAACACCGTCCGAACCTGCCGCCACCACGCGGGGGATGCCTCGGTTGCCGGCGGTGCGAACGCGGCCAGGATCGCAGCGACGCCGCACACGACCGCGAGGTATTCAGCCCAGCCGAACAGGTCGGCTATTTCTTGCAGTTCCATCAGGATTTCCTCACCACTCAAAGACTACGCAGAAGCCCTTGCCGCCAAGACCGCCGGTCCCGGCTGTTCCGGTGTTGTTGCAGGTTCCGCCGCCGCCACCACCGCCGCCTTGGGTGCCCGCGCCGCCATTGCCACCCGCCGCAGCCGAACCATAGCCACCCGCGCCAGAGAATCCCGGATAAAGGGGCGAGTCGGCAGCGACGGTGCCGCCATCTGGCGTTCCGGACGTGCCCCCAGCAGCGGTGGTGGAATTTGCGAAGACCGCTGACCTTTGGCCATTGCCACCATTGTTGGCCGCGTCGGCGGATGATACCCCGCCGCCGGACCCGCCACCCGGCCCGCCGCTATGGCAAAGCGACCCGGCAGATGCTACGCCCGTCGCCGCGCAACCCGACCCACCATTACCCACCCCTCCGGTTGCCACCGAGGCGGGAATGCTGCCGGTGCTGCCTGCCGTGCCGAACGAGGTGCCAGCGGAGCCGCCGGTGACGCCCGTCGACGAACCACCGGACCCGGTCATCCCCGCAGCCCCGCCGCCACCCGATGTGGTCGCGGTGATCTGCCCCCCGCCACCTCCCCCACCTCCATGCGCAGTGATGTGCGAGCCGAACGTCGTCGTGCCTCCCTGCCCGCCATTCCCCCCGACGGTATCGTCCGCGCCAGCTGCCGTCCCTGCCGTTCCGCCCAGGCCGATCGTGACGGTGACCGGCGACGTGATGTCCGAAGCCCGGAACCGCCGGGCTTTGAACGCAGCGCCGCCGCCGCCAGCGCCCCCAGGCTTCGCCGTGGCGGCCGGTCCTCTAGCCCCGCCACCACCACCACCGCCGCCGCCGCAAACATAGACATCCATGAATTTCGCTGACGGGTCCTTTGTGAACGTGCCGTCGGTGGTGAACACGGTAACTTTCGGGACCGCGAATGTCGCAGCCAATCCGCCCGCTAGGAGTTGCGAGACGGTGGCATGGGTAAACTCCGTCCCCACTGCACCTTGCTGCAATAGAAGCCGGTCAGTCGACGCAATGGATACAGCGGCGTCAAACTGGACAATTTGCTTGCGTGGCATGTTAGACTCCAGTGATACCGCGAAGCGCCAAAGTGGACCGCAATGCTGGCATGATGTCCGCCGTGATCGTGGCCTTGCTCAGTTGTGATCCGGCAACAACAACCGCCGCCGCAATCTCCATCCGTCGCGAGCCGGTAGAGTTCCCATTGACTGTGCCGAACGAAATGTAATTGTCGGCACCCGGAGTTGAGCTAACCCCGGTATCAACCTTCGTTGCCTCCGTGTCCGCAGTCAGGTCCATGATGTAAGACGTTCCCGACACGCCGGCCGCAGGTTCGGTCAAGGCATAGGCACGCCATCCCAGCGTTGTGGTCACAGTCAAATATGGATCAGCCGTCGCCGCTCGTTTGCTTGACACAGACGGGACGTTACCGTTTGCAAGCTCAATTTCCTTCGGGGTGATATACAACGCCGCGTCACCGCATAGGGCCTGTGTCGCGGCCGAACTGCCAGTCGTCCGACCAACCGCAACGATCGTTATGGCGGTGTCGGAGCCGTCATAATATCTATTCCAGCCGGAACGAATAGCGGCGTTATACCAGCACCGGATGTAATTTTCCTTGATCGCTTCGGGGCCGCTCCCGACGTTAGCAAACGCAGCGCCGCCGGGCGCAAGGTTCGTGTTATCGCTGGAAAAGATCGACCCGAAATAGGCCCAGATAATCAGCCCGGATATGGTCGGCGGGATAATGGCAATCGGGTCGTCCGATACCAAACCATCAACGATAATCTCTGATCCCATAATTCAACCCGCCGCGAAGTTTTGAGCGTCATACACTGGACGATATACAAGCTCAGCCCACGGCCCGGCGGCATGGCTGGCCTGTCCACCCCATTGCGATGATGCCGTGCTATCCGGCGATCCCCTGAGAACACGACGGGTGGCGCCGGGCTTGAACAACATGTCCTCATCGACCCACATATTGCCCATTTCAACCGTTAGGCCCGCCCCGGTGCATTCGACCTTGGGCAAGAAGGGACCGCCCCCGCGAATGGTGACCTTGTTGAATAGGACCGCCGGTTCTACCGGCCACATATTTCCCTCATCCAAGATCGAACCGACAACGTAGCGGACCAACACGTGGTTGCCCAAGACAGAGAACTCTAGGACTGGATCAGCGCCCGCATCATTGTAGGCGTCGATGGTCGATGTTGCGGTGTCCTCGGCAATGTGCCCAACCCAGATGGTCGCCGTCGCACTGGATAGCGTCGTGTATGGCCATGCGTCTTGCAGCGTCACCGTGTTGCGGTCCGTGAAGCCGACGATCTTGGTCTTGTGGATGTTGCCGGAACCATCAGTGATGATGATATCCGACTTCGCGTGCGCGTCATGCACCACAAACAGCATTCCACCGATGTAGACGGTCGCGTTGGCGCTGTAGTTGCTCTGAACGACGGGTCCTGTATCGTCCACACGCGCGGTGTGGTCGTTAATCACCTTCTCAATGAATGTCCGTTGCGGCTGCGATCCATAATCCGTTCCTGGCCATAGCAGGCACTTCCCATCGTAGGCGCTGGAAAGAGGCGCGGTTCCGGACGACCCGATCACACACCCCGTGCGGCGGAGCGACCATGCGATATCGTCCGTGATAGCTGTCTGGCCGTTGCTGACGAGTGTGGTTGCTCCGTTGGTGATGCTGACCGTGCTTTCGACGGAGCGGCCCCACGACTGCACGAACGTCGTGAGATATCCTGAGCTATTGACACAGATTTCCAGGTAGTTATCCGGCCGCGCCGATAGCCCGATCCGCAACTTGCCGATGGCGTCCCATACCGTGGCACCATCGGCGCCCGTGAACTGCAACCGCCCTCGCCATGCACGGCACCGCGTCGGGATTACGGCAGGCGTGGTAGTCGCTAGGGCATGGCTCCACGTCGGGATGCGGCGCAACCACAGCCGGCCAGGATCAAAGCCCCACTGCGTGGCCATGGCCCGGCCTTCAATGTCAATCAGGCCATAGCCATACTTGGCCGATAGTCCGCGCGCGTAGCCCGCGTATAGCTCCATCATTTCCAAGCCTTGATTTTGGCCGGGAACGCCAAGCGCATAGACAACATGGGGGGATGTATGAAGGAGGATATCCGGCGCGTTACCCTCTCTGGTCGTCAACGCCCGTAGACGATTGATGACCGAAAACATATGGATCGGATGCCACCCTGTCGCATCATTCAGGACATGCTGCGGAATGCCGAAAGTGTCAGGAACCGGCGACGCGTTCGTTGCATAGCTAAGCCAAGATGCACTTGTATTCGTGAACCACGGATACCGATCATCAATGCTGGCACCGCGCGTGTTCGTGTCGCACGCCAGTTCCCCCCACGTCCCACCACCCATGGAACGATGGAGGATGGTGATGGACTTGTCCGGATTGGACATCAACAACGCGTTTTCGAGGAGCGTCGCCTCGGTCTGAGCCTGATTTTGCTGGCTAGGATCGTAAGTGCCGATGCTGTCGCCTAGGTTCATGTAGATCGGCGTGTCTTCCGCCGCCCATGCCGGCATGTGCTTGGCGCCGCGAACGCCAGCCGTTGGTGGATAGGGCGATGGAGCATCAACCGGAGCAATCCTATTGTAGCTCTTGCGCCCGCTTGTATCCGTGCTGAAAAACCGGGCGTTGCCCGTCAGCCATACTGCATCACGCTCGGCGGACTGCTGTTCGTTCGCCTCTCCTAGCGTGTTGTCCACCTGTTGAAACAAGAGATTTGTCGGGTCTTCGGACGACCCGGATATCCTGCGGAACGCGCAATAGATGCCGTTTCCCGGAAACCAAAGGGAGGACTTGCCAAGCGCCGCCATGGCATTCCCGGCATCCGCGATAGCCTGCGAATTGTCCGTGCCCAGCACAACGTGCTTGACCAACGCCGTTGCCGCGCCTGTCAGAGCACGGTCGAGTGTGAGCGAAAACGGCGACACATAAGCGTCAACAATGGCGAGCAGTGCCCGTTGGGGATAGGTGTCCGTCGTGTCAGTGTAGGTCGACGTCCCGACCCAATACGTCCGCAGCCCCACCTGGTCTATCCAAAAAGACTTGTCTACATCATCAGCCGAAAAAGCGGGCCAGATGACATTCTGCGTTGAAGCTGACAGAGCGGTTACGGCGGCATCGGCAATTGTGACAGTCGTCCCATCCAGGACGGACACGATCGTTGACACATGATTGCCACCGGCCGTGCCGGCGCCAGCGATAGCGATTGACCGTCCTTCGTCAATCCCGCGTTGGAACGCAACACCATCGTTCTGTGTGATCGCGATAGTGAGCGTCTTGCTACCAGCGCCAATCGTGCAAGCGCCTCGGTAGCGATAGGCGGTGAATGTCGCAGATGCGCTGCTCCACGTCATGTAAAACCATGCCTCAACCCCGTCACCGACCGCACCGGAATTGGCGACGCTATAGGCGTATTCTGGAACGCCTGGGGAGGCATTGGCGTTCGGCGTGAGAAGCTCGCCTAGGATCGTCACATCGCCTTTGAAGCGACCGCTATTCCCGAACAACGTATCCTTGTCGGCTCCAAGAATGATCTCTCTATCTTCATTCCTGACGCACCACTCAAACGGGTTAACGCCCGTGCTGTCCTGGATGGAACTGACGCCGACCGTCGCCTTGGTAGCCGCGACATGGCCAGCGGTTACGGTGCCGGACACGGTCAGCGTCGGAACCGAACCCGTGGTGAACGTGCCAGTCGCACCCGACACCGCGCCGGATGACGTGATCGTTCCCGCGTTGATGACGGTCCCGGCGATGTTGGCAATGGTGGCGGTGCCGGATACCGATACCGTGCCGGTCGCCAGATCGGTGATGGTGCCTTTGGCGAGCGTGACCGTGCCCGCGTTGGCGATAAGCGTGCCCACGGTGCTGGTGGTGGCCGCCAGGTGGCCGATGGTGGCGGTTCCACTGGCCGCGAGAGTGGTAGACGCCAGATCGGTGACCGTCCCCTTCCCGAGCGTCACGGTGCCGGCATTGGCTACCAACGTCCCTAAGGTGGCCGTGGTTGCCGTGAGGGCCGCGATGGTTCCGGTGGTGCTGGTTAGTGTGCCAACGGTGCCAGTCGTGATCGTTCCCGTGGTGCCGATCACATGCCCCACTGTCGCGGTGCCGGACACACCCAGCGTCGACGCGGAAAGCGCGGTGACGGTGCCAGTGGTGACGGTGACGGTGCCGGAATTGATGGTCGTGCTGGTGAGCGTCCCGACCGTTCCTGTGGTGATAACCGCCGTGGCGAGCGTGGCCTTGCCGCTGGAAATATCCACGGTGCCGGCGTTGATGGTCGTTGCCGCCGCCAGTCCGACCGTGAGCGTGCCAGGAACCGCAAGCGTGGCGATGGAGCCGGTGGCGAACGTGCCGGTCCCGCCAATGATCGTGGCGTCGGTAATGGTGCCTTCCGCCGCAATCAGCAAATCCAGATCAGCGGTGCCGCCGGAAATCAGAACGTCGCCAGCAACGACGGTGCCGGTTCCGATTTCGTCAATCAGGTCGAGGAATACAGCACCAACCGTGGTTTGTTGGTAAGGCGTGCCAGTGACGCCATCCTGCACCAGCAACCGCGTGGTTGATTGAACCGTGTCGATTGTCGGAAGCTGGGCAATCTCGGTTGGGATGCTCATTAGGCCGCTCCGATGGCGAAATAATTGACGACGTAGGTGCCGGTTGCTTGGTCAGGGACATTGATCACAAATTCATCCGCGTTCTGCCCGGTCACGTTGACGTGATCCTGCGACGAAGGCGCCGCACCGTTGCAGACAACCAGCGTATAGAAGCTGGCGAAGGAAGACGGAAACGCGACCGTCGCGGCGTTGCCGGACAGGGTGACGCTTTCCGATCCCCATTGCAGCTTGATCCCGCCGGGGAGCGTCACATAACCATCCGCAGCCTTGGATTGGGCAAACTGCGAGAAGTTCACGACGTTCGTTCCGGTCGTGCCATTGCTCGCCGACACGGTGCCGGGGAACGCCGCTGCGTCCGCCGTGTCTAGGACGATAATTTTCGTGGATGGCGGAAACGAGATGACCGTTGCGGCACCTGGGAACACGATCCGATCCGTGGTGCCAGAACTGTTACGCGTAACGGTCGATCGGGCTAGGGTATCGGGCGCGCCATGCGTGAGCACGCCGTATCCTTCCTCCCAATAGGTGCCATCCGTGATCTCGTATCCCATGGTCGTCCCGGTCACGAGATGCGTGCGGAACGTAGACCTACCCGCGAGCGCCGACCCAAGATTGATCGTGGCGTCGTCGGACGGAGCGGCGCACGTTTGAGCCGCCATCGGGGCGAAGGTGATAGCAGCCATCAGAGCCTCTCTGTAATCGTTGCGCCCCATGTCCGGACGCCGCCGGGGCCGGGCAGGTAGCCGTATGGCTTGACGCCTGAGACGATGCCGAAGATGGCGTCCTGTTTGACGTAGGCGCCCTCGGCATTCGGGATGAACAGGACGTTGATGCCCATACTTGCGAGCCGGCCGATTTCCCGTGCGGCGGCGTATGTCTCGTCAGGGTCTACGGCGCCGAACTCGAAAGCGAAGGTTCGGGGATTGGACAGGGACGTTTGATACACCTGCCCGCCGCGCGTGACTTGGCGGTTGACCTCGGGTGCCCAATTGTCCGCCGATGCGGGAGACGCGGACCATGTTGGGAGCCATGCCGAACCGATGAATACCAACGGGATATTGAGATAGCCGTCAGGATTTCCAGCGTCCTCAATCTCGATCGCCACGCTATCCGCGCTTTGGGCCGTGGGCGGGATGAAGATGACTTGCCCGTAGCCTGTCACCGGACCCGCGAGCGTGTAGGTCCATGTCTCGACGCTGGACAGGGTAATCGTTGCCGTGATTTGCGCTTGGTCCGTCAGGTTGGTTCGGAACAGCGCAATCACCCGCACCGACGAACCCGGATCGTCCAGTGTGTAAGTCAACGTCGCGGTCGTTGTGCCCGCCGCCGACTGCCAGGCGGTTGATGGAGCGCCGATATCGTTGATCGTGTTTTCAACCGGCAGCCCGGTTTCCGTCGGCGTGGCCGAAGCCGTCGCCAACTTCGCGAGGTTGGTCCATGCCAATAGGGTTTGCGTCATACCAGCACCGTCAGGGTCATGGACAATTGTTGCGTGTCGATGCTGCGCCCTACGATCCGCATCCGCGCGCCCGTGTTCATGGCGTGGTTGGGGTAGGTCACGAACGCGACCTCGCCAAATTCGCGCTCTACCGCTTCAACCAATGGCATCTGGATATCGAACAACCACCGCCGCGCGCCGAGCAATGCGCCGTAACGGTTGGCCACTTCCTGAGCATCCGCCTCGGTCGTCAGTCCGCCGCCGAACGGGGCGATATCACCCGCGTTGGCATAGGCGATTTCGTTCGTCGTGCTGATCCAAACGGCATAGCGGTCGGACTGTTGGACGAACTGCCGGTGCGCCGCCGTGGCACTTTCGAGGATGCCATTCTGTTGCACGGTGTAGTTGTGCTGGAATGCCACCCGGATACGTCGGGCCGGAAGGTTGATATCGGCAGGCAGTGCGCGCGGTGGGCAGTCGATGATGGATGCGGTGGTGTATTCCGCCGCCGGGGTTTCGTCGTCCGTCACGGCTTTGAGGACGATGCACCGCAGCGAGCCATCCACCGCCGGGACGATCTTGGCGCCGAATGCCGCGAGGCACCTGCCAGCCGCCGCGTCACCCGTCACCTGAGCGTCCGGCCCCCAATACCAGCCGGCTTCATAGGCGTAATCCGTCGCCGCCGTCGTAAAGGTTGCCGTGTTCAGCAGCTCCGATGGCAGTTCCATATCCTCGGCAATCAGATACCGGACGATGTTCGCCGCAATCAGTTGTTCGCCGGCCGATGGGAAATGGCCGATGACGGTTGCCGTGAGCGCCGCGTTGTCGGCGGGTTCCAGGCCAAGCTGGATCAGGCCACGGCTGTTGTCGGTGCGATACTGCCCGGGCGTCGTGCTGCCGGTGTATAGGTCCGTCGTGTTGCTGCCGAACGTGATCGTCGTCGCGGCACCCTCATACAGCGCAACGACCGTTCCGGGGCCGTCGTTGTATTGGTAAATCAGGTTGTCCCGGTCGATCAGCGTGAGCGGCACATTGAACGCCTTGCCCCGCGTCTTGGGCTTGAGCGTGCCGGCCAATTCGGCGTCACCCTCATACGTGCCCGTGCCGGCGTATGCGTTGCGCTGTAGGGGCCTGTCCATCCAGTAGGAGGCATCGCGTAGGGTGATCGTCAGAAGGAACTCAGACAGCACCCACGACCCGGCAACGCCCGTGAACAGGGTGATCAGATCGTCCGAAACCGGATCGAGGAAGATGCCGCGCGTATCGTCCCACGTCTTGACGCCATACTTGATCCGCACCGTCCGGCCGTCGATGTTCCACATGGCCATGAGGCCGTCGTATTGGTGGCCATCGTTGATCAGTGAGATGGTCCCGTAGCCGAACACAATGCCATCCTGCGCCGGGGATAGCGGCACGCGCGCATCAACCGTCAGACCGGCCGCGAGCAACGGCGCATAGACCGAAACCGGGCTTTCCGTGTGGTAGCCAAGGTCGGACGCGCGAATGGTGATGGTTTCTTCCGCCGCCATCGCCTCAAGCGAAATGTCACCCCACGGCGCCGATCCCCAGCCATAAGCCGGGTCTTCCACCGCACCCGGACGGGACGCCTCGATCTCGACAACAAAGAACGGTTGCAAGCCGGCGATAAGGTTCGGGTTGCCAAGGATTAGCTGCGAAAGGATCGACCATTCCGGCGACGCAACCTGTGTGCCGTCTACGTCCACAACGTCGGTATAAGGGGCAGGGACGCCGATATACCCGTGCAAAGGGGTGTAAGGACCGCCGATCAGGTCGCCGTCGCTGTCCGCAATCTGGTAGCCGCCGGGGCCGGTGATGACGCCCGACATTATGCGGCCCTACTGGCGGGAACGGTCGCGGCAAGGCGCATGTCATTCCGCAGCCCGGCGACCTCTTGCAGCAAGCGCCGCAGTTCGCCCGCCAACGTGGCGGTTTGTGTCCGAACTTCGGAAGTCAACACCGCATTCGTCAGCGTCTCGGGAGACTGGCCGGCGAAGGTTTCCAGCGCCGACACGATCCGCCCCACGTCGTTGACGAACTGCGTGCCACTGCCGAATTGCGCCCGTGACGCGGAACGGAACGTCTCGGCAAAGCTGGTCAGGTTCCGCATCGCGCCCGCGTCGCCGGTCTGTGCCGCCGCAATGGCTTGGTCAAACTGCGACGACGCAGCCGCGTAACGATCCTTGGACGCGATCGGGCTTTCCGCGCCGAACCGGACTCCGCGCACGTAATCCGAAATTGACGTAATGATCGCTGTTGCGGAGCCGGCCGCGCGTTCCAATGCGGCGGTGGATTGAGCGGTGGATTGAGCCGTCGCTTGTTCGTTGGCCGCCGCGATGGCGTCGAGATACGACTTGGCGGTTGACAGACGTTCCTCGCCAAGCGTGGCTTCGAGAAATGCCATCTGATCGGCGAACGCTTGCGTCTCCGCGTAGGCATCGCCGAACACAGTCTTGAGGTTGTTTCCGAACGCTTCGCGCTGCGCTGCGGCCTGGGCATCGAACACCAGAAGTTGAGCGTCCAACTGCATTTGCAGGTTGCCGCTGTTCACGCCACGCGCCGCCGTAAACCGCGCCAGCAACCCCTGCCGGCTGTCCTCTAGCTGCTTCGCCGCGTTATCGTTGGCAATCTGGATTGCCTTTTGACGCGCCTCGGTCAAATCGTATTCGGCAAACCCAAGCCGATCCGCCATGACCTTTGCATCGTCAAACTGCCGGGAAAGCGTGTCGATCGTGGTGGCGAGCGTGCCGGCGCCGAACGATGGCGTCACGTCGATCAGCGCCTTCAAGGCAGGGGCCGTCGAGTTGACGAAATTGAGAATGTCCGAGACTGCGGTTTGAAGCGCCTCGGCCGTGCCGAATGACTGCCCCTCTAAGCCACGGTTCAGATATTGGTTATCGGACCCGAACCGCAGTTCCCCGAACGCATCCGCAATGGAACTGGGCCGTCCGTCACCCTGGCCGAAATTCAGCCATTTTCCGGTGTTTCCGCCGATAATGCGAGACTGACCGAAGTTGTCATTTGATGTTGCATTCGCAATGCGTGTCCCTGTTGCGGACAACAAGCTGTTGATTGTGGAAACCTGCTCCGTGAGGGTCGCGACCTCCTGGCTCACGTCAACGATTTGCGATTGCGTTATGCCTACGGATAGGAGGCCGTTGGCGTCTTTGTTCAGGCCGGTCGCGGAGAAGGGGGTTGCGGCTTTGGGGCCGATTAGGCCGCCGCCTGCGCCGCCTAGCAGGCCGCCGATGATGCCCCCAAGAGGCCCGAACGCCAGCGTTCCCGCCAAGGCACCGACGCCCGCGCCGATTTGTGGGGCGGGACCGACTTTGCCTAGCGAGGATTGCAGCAACCCGCCAGCGAGCGAGCCGGCGCCGAAGCCAAGGCCAACGCCAGATAGCATCCCGCCGATCGTGGCGCCGCCCTGAGCCGCCAGAACGGCGGACGGTGGTGCCGGACCAAATACGCCAGCGCCCAAGCCAGAGAGGGCTGTATTGGTCGCCGTGCCCAGCCCGACGCCGTTAATCCCAGTCGAAAGCAGGCTGTTAATCCCACTCCCGATGCCGCTCAACGCGCCATTCGTTCCCGTCAGACCGAGGTATTCCCCAATCCCGGACAACTTGCCGGCGAAGTCGGTCAGGCCAAGCGCATCCGTGATCCCGCCGAACGTCGAGGCATTCGACGCCGCACCGAACAGCGACGACAACCCACCGCTGCCCGTGGCACTACCGCCGCCGGACAACGCACCAAGGCCAGACCACAGGCTGTCCCGCTGCTTGCCGCCGAAGGAATTAAGGATCGGATTGACCGCGCCAAGCTGCAACAGGCTGGTCGCCGCCGATGCAACGATTGACTTGACGATGTTGCCGAAATTGACCGCTGCGCCCTTGCCGGTCAGGAAGGCGTCAACGATCCCTTGGCCGAGGCGATCGAACGCGGTCGAGAGGATATCCGTGATCGCTTGAACGGATGACTGGACGTGCTGAAACTCGCGGGCGGCGTCGGTGGAGCGGAGATAGCTTTCGGATAGGCGCGATACGGTCGCCTCATATTCTTCCATGCCGGGTAGGATGCCAGCCTTCAACGCCGTGAGATACGCCTTCTCTCGTGCCTGGACACGTTCAAGGGATGCTTCTGTGCCGTCGTAAGCCGCTGTTACGCGCGCTTGGGATTTGGATGCTTCGTCGGTTTCCTCAATCTGCTTGTTGAGGCTGTCCATGCCTTTCTGATAGGCACTGACTTGTTCCTCAACCGCCGACTTGGTTGCCTTGACGCCGGCCCGGTGGGTTTCCTCGGTCTTGGTCAGCTTCTTGAGCGCTTCGTCACGCTCTTTCAGCATCGCAGTGCTGACTTTGATATAGTCCGCTTCAGACACCGCGCCGGAATTGCGCGCGGCTTCCAGCTTCTTTACGCCTTCGTCGTATTCCTTCCGGATGGTGAAGTCTTTGTCGTATTTCTTCCGGAGTTCATCGACGGATTTGGTGTGGGATACGACCTCGGCCGCAAGCCGGCTTTCGGACGCGGCCTCTTGCGCGGCTTCATCGCGGCGCACGGCTTCGTTGTTGATCTGTAGAAGTTCGTCGCGGTTTTTCTGAAGCGCAGCTTTTGACGCATCCATCCCCTTCAGAATGGCTTGAACCTGAACATCACTGTCAGGCAACCCGGCCTTGCGGGAGTCATCAAGGACTTGGTTCCATTCAGCAATCCGCTTCTGGATTTCAGCCTGTTCGACAATCAACTCCGCCGTGCGTTCCGCACCCGTAGACCCACCCGTGAACCCACGGATTTTGTCCACGATGTTCGCCGCAACCTGCAACGCAGCCGCAAGTTTGTTGCTGAACTCTAGCGCCTGATCGATATGCGTCAGGAAGGATTGCGCGGCAACGTCAAACTGCGACTGCGCCCGCGCCATCGTGACCGGCATGTTGCCGAACACGTCATCCACGCCCTGCGCCGCGCGCATCATGGCCGGGAAGATCGTATCAGCCGTCAGCTTCCCCTCTGCACCCATGGCGCGAAGGCTTCCGACCGATGTGCCCAATTCGCGAGCCAAGGCTTGGGCGAACATGGGCATATTTTCGAGGATGGATCGAAGTTCATCGCCTTGCAGAACGCCAGACGCGAGGGCTTGCCCTAGCTGCTGGGTTGCGGCGGAGGTTTCCTGCATAGAGGAACCCGAGACGATGGCGAACTTCTGCAAGCCATCGACTAGCTTTAGGACCTGATCGCTTGTGGCGCCAACGTCCTTCGCGGCGATAGAGAACCGCTGGAAAGCCGATGCGCTATCGGTGACCGCAATCCCGGTCTGGCGGGATGATGCGGTCAGAGCCTCAAAGATCGAGGCGCCCTGTTCGGAACTTCCAACCGTCGCGGACAGACGCGCAATGGAGGCGTTGGCGGCGTCACCGGCCGCAGGGATGGCTTTAAGCGCCTTCCCCACCAACTCAATCGCCTTGGCGGCAGCCAACATCCCAACGGCGAACGCGCCACCCGTAGCGGCCGCACCGACAAAGCCGGATTGCTGCGACGCCATGCGCTGCAACGCACTGGTGGTCTCGGTGGTCTGGACGGTGAAAGACCGTTGGGCAGTCTCGGCCGCTTTCGTGCTGGCCGTCTGGGCCTGTTGCGCCGCCGTTACGCGGGCTTGCGCGGACGCCATCAGCCGCGACGCACGATCCGCCGCTTCGCCCGATCCCTGCGAGATGCGGGTCAGGCGGTCAAGATCGCGGCCGGCATCCCGAACCGCCTGGCCGAGAGGATCCAGGCGGCGGGCTAGAGCATCGACCGAACGCTGTTGCTTGGCTTGGGTTTCAATGACGCGGATGTTGGCGTTCTCTACGCCTTTCATCGCGTCAATGATTACATCGCCAGCGCGCCTTACTTCCTTGGCGCCTGACGTGGCCTTGGATGCGCCAAACCCAACTTCGAGGGAGGTTGCTTGGCTATCGCTCATCGCTTCTTCCCCCTCCCCTTCTTGGATTTGTTACGACGTGCCCACGCCATGATATCCCGCGCTGCCTGTTCGGAATTGGCGACGGGTGGTTCGGGTTCTTCACCGGCCGAACCCCATGGGTTGGTTTTTTTCACGAAATCAATCTTGCCGGCTATGGCCAGATGCAAATGGGCGATGTTGGCGTTCAGGACTACATCGGGAGGCCAACCGAGCCATCCCATTGCCGTCTGCGCCAAGTCCGCCGCCCATTCATCCAGCGTTAGGCGTTTCCCTCCGGTTCCTCGGCCGGGGGCGCGTCATCAGGCGGTGGAGCCTTGCCGCTGTTCATCAGCACTTTCAGATATTCCACGAGCGGCATAAGCGTCGCGTCGTTCATTCCGGCAGCGTAGACTTTCGCGGCCAGCGCCTTTTCGTCACGATCCGGGACGCCAGCGCCGATCTTGATGATGGAGACCACGCCATCGAACTCCTGATTGAACAGGGTTTGCAGCGCGGGTCGCAGGCCACCATGGGCGCGGGAAAGCGTGCGGATTGCGTTCAGGGTCGGGCGGAGGATGTAGGTGTCGTCTCCCAGCGCAAGGGAGACTTCGCCATCGTTTAGGTTCGCCATGTCGGGGTTCCTTGATTGTGTCGGGTGTCGGGGAAGGCGGCTGGCGATGCCCCGACAGCACCGCCAGCCTTGAAGCCCGGCCGGGCTACGACGCGCCAGTGAAGATCGTTGTATTGATCTCCAACGTGACCGTTGCGCGGATGACAGAGTTGGTGGCGCCAAGCGTGGTCCGGAATGACATGACCTTCGCGCCGAAATAGATCGTATCGTATGACGCATCAGCGCCGACGATGGTGATCTTGAACGGGTAGGTATTCTGATCCGCCGTGACGTATGACTTGAGCGCGGCTTGTCCGGCGTCGGTCAGGTCCTGGCCGATGGTAAGCTGAAACTGCCCGTCGTTGTGCCCGCCGCGCAACTTGTAGGTGCGACCATCCGCCACAGCCTGGAACGGGACCGGATCGAACACGCGGCCGAGTTCGCCCATGCTTTCAATGAGGCCGATTTCCGTTGCGATGGTGAGACCCTGAAAGTCCCCGATCGCATCCGCAGCCGCCTCGACGTTCGTGAGGGGCGTTGCGCTGGTATAAAGCCGTGCCCCAAGGACTCCGGTCGCAGCCATGTCAATATTCCTTCGGGTGTGAGAGGTTAGCCTTGACGCAGGTAGAGGTAGTCAGTCGTCAGCGTGCGGCTGGCGGTAGAACGCGCCATTGCCGCGAGCGTGGGGTAAAGCGTCACGCCCGTTGCCGCCGCCGTGGTCATTGCCGAACCCGCCAGAACGCCGTTGATGTAGAACGATGCGTCGCCGCTGGTGTTCGTCTCGATCCGGAGCGTGATGTTGGTCGCGGCGACCGGAGCCGTCGCGCTGTTCTGCGGGGTTTCGTCGGAACCGTTGTTGACGCCAACCAGCCAGATATTGTCGGTGGTCATGCTCGTATCGAACATGAACCCGATGGCGTCGGTGGCGTTGGTGGTGATCGTGTCCGCCGATGCCGCGCTTTCGATTGGAATTTCCAGCGCCGCTTTCTGGTCGGTCAGGCCGAAGTAGAACGCCGCATTCGTGATAGCGGAAATCTGCAAGCGGGCTTCAAGCACGATCGCACCCGCCGCGAGCGTGTAGCCCGTGTCGCCAATCGCCTGCGTGCCGTCCGCCGCAAAGCCGGTGCCAGCGTTGCCAGTGACCATGACCAGCGTATTCGCGGAAATGGCAGGGTCCAACGCCTCCGCGTCCGAACCATTGAACAGTTCATAGTGCGTCAAGGACCCGCCTGTATCGAACGTGTCATACAGTTCGGCAGGGTCGACCGTGATGATGGGGCTGTTGATTTCCATCATGGCCGTTGCGGACAGGACAGAATTGACCGCGCCCATGGTGGTGCGGAACGACATAGGCAAACCACGGAAGAACACCGTCGTTGGACCGCCGACCGAAGACGGGGGATCGTTGAACTCGATCCGGAAGCCCCAATTGTCCTGTGTCGCGGCATTCGCAGCATCAAACAGCAGGTCTTGCCCCGTGTCAGACAGGTCTTGCCCGACCGTGATGGACATTTGCCCATCGTTGTAGCCGCCCTTCAACTTGTATGTCCGGCCGTCATAGATCGCCTGGAACGTGACCGGATCGAAAACGCGCCCGTATTCGCCGAACTGCGTGATAAGACCCACCTCGGTCCAACTCTGTGCCGAAAACTCGCGTTCCGTGTCGATCGTGGACGCGATGGCCGCATCCGAAATGAACAGCCGCGTGCCAAGCACGCCTTGAGGGGATGCCATAGTCACCTAGCTCCAGTCACGATAAAGGGCACGCTGCCCGAAACCCGGTAGTAGACCCCGCCGGGCTGCATTCCGGGGATGTTCACGTCCGCCGCTTCCGCCGGGGATGGCGGGTTGCCGCCTTCCAGGTAGATGGCGGTCGAAACGAGTTGCAATTCCAAGATGCCAGTCATGGTCTGAACCAAGCCGGTTGCGACCGTGCGGCCGCTGCCAGACGGGACGAACGCGGAGAAGTAGACAATCCCGCCCTCGACCGATGACCGCTTTCCAGTGCCGCCGAAGATGCCCTTGTCCGCGTAGGTGCCTTCAATGGAGACGTAGACAAATGCCGTTGCCTGTCCGTCCGGCTGGTAGGTCTCGTTTTCCCAAAGGAGTTGCGTCGAGGCGTAGGCACCCGCCGCCCATTGCGTCTCGACGTGCGAGCGCAAGGCCGTTTCCGCCGCATCCCAGAGCATTACAGAGCCTCAATCACCAGTGCGGGGTATGTGAGCGGTTGGCCAGACCGTGGGGGCTTCTTCAAGCGGTAGCCGGGCAAAAGCTCAATGAACTGGATGCCGACATAGACAACCCGGCGATACCGTTTCAGGATCAGTTGTCGAACCTTCTCGATGATGCCGGCCGGAACCTCGAACCCCTTGGCGCCGGTCTGGATTTTGCGCGCGTAGGGAAGCGGGTTGACGATGGTGACCGTGCCCGCGCCCTCGATCTGGTCCAGTCCGATTGCGCCCTTGGCAACCGAACCGGGCCGAGACAGCCGAGACGCATTCGCAAGCGATGCAATCCGCCAAGCCTTGCGATACTGGCCGGACCGAACCGGAGACAGGCGTTCCAATTCCCTGAGCGCGAAACTGACAACCTCGCGCATCCGGCTGAACCGATACACGATCAGCCCGAACGGCTTGACCTCGGTTTCCGACTGCGCCGGGCGGTGGTCAACCTCTAGCGTCACCATCGGCTTCGCGGATTGCTTGGCCATAAACTCGCCAAGGAGACGTTTCGCGGTCCGCGCGTGGAACTCGACAACCGCCGGGCCTGTCATGTTCTTCACGAACAGGTTGACGGAAATCTCGAAGGGGGAAGCCATTAGCCTCTGACTTGCAAATTCACGCGGTGAAGGTCCCCGTCCACATAGACAGGATCAGCCGCCTCGATACGCCGCACCCGGCCAGCAGACACGATGTAATCCCCCGCGCGCGGAACCCGAACATCCAACCCATTCGGCGGACTGGTCACCGGCTGCCCGCCAGGCCACTGCGCGGCGATTATGTCGGTCGCTGACAGGATCACCAGACTATCCCCCTGGATGATACCGCCCGCCAGTTCGTCCGCCCTGTAGCCCCGCACCAGAGCGCGGCATGTGCAATCCACGTTCGCCTGGTTCGTGGTCCCGGTGATGCGGCGCAGGGTCACGTCTTGGCCGAATGCGGTGAGCATGGCGTCTAGGTCGGATTGGAAGGTCACGAAACCCTCGCCCTCACCGCCAGCAACGTAGACCCCGCATAGGTCCCGGTCGTCGTCACCACGGCCCGCAGCCGATCGCCCAGAACCGCGTCAAACACACCCTCCGCCGAAAGGTCCGCGTAGGACGTGACAGCCTTGGACAGCCTCGCGGAGAGGTTGGCGTATTTCACGGCGGACGTGGTGGCGAAGTCCATGCGCGCGATATCGTGCCACAACTCCCCACCATCGAAGGACGTTTGGACCTTGACGATTGCGGTTGTTCCGCCTGAGCCATAGGTGAAAATGGCCTGGATGGCGCACTCGGTCATGCCGTCAAGGCCGTCGATGGCTGTGTAGATTTGGGTGGTCAAGGCCGTGGTGATGGTTTGGGTGGCGAGGGTGAAGATGCGGGGGATTGCCATGGTCTCGCCTCAAACCGCCATCGTTACATCGTTACGGAACGGCGCAAGCAATTCCTGGATTTCCATGGACAGAAGCGGATCAGATGCCGCGCCGACCCAGAACTCTTGCTCGCCAACACCCTCGATCCGGGTCCGCTTCAAGTTCGGATCAGCCTTGGCGTTCGGCCCATCCTCAGACCACAAAATTCGGACAGACTTCATCGCCGCTGCCTTCAACGATGGCGGGACCGTTGCCCATCCAGCCGTGTAGACGACCGTGATCTTTTCGCCAGCCCACCCGGCGGGTGCGTCATCAATCAGCCGGCGCAGGATGCCAGATGCGGCGTGGGCTTCGTATTCGTCGGCGTCATAAGTCACATCGTCCACCACAACGGACGTGATCGCAGTCACAGGCCGGCGGGAAAGCACCAGTTCCGGCGCCCACCCACACATGCGGAAAACCTCGGTAAGCGTCTCCTGCCGAAACGTCGGCGGCGTGGGTGGCACATCAGCGATGTTGCACCAGCGCACGAGTGCATCCGTGGTCCGGTCGTTGAACATGGCCAAGAGCACGTCTTGTGATGCGTCGTTGGAAGCAAGGCCGATCGCGAGGCGCAGTTCTTCCGTGGTCAATAGGGTTGTGTCCGTTGCGGCGGTGGTGATGGTCAGCACGCAAACACATCCATCAACCGAACCTTCGGGAATTCGTCCAGAGCCGTCCCATCGGTCGCGTTCACAATCTCGCACCCGACCCGCAAGCCGTCCTGATGCCAGCCATTGAACGACGGGATAAACTCGTCACGATAAGACTTCATAGTTTCCGTGTGCTGATAGTCGTCATGGCAGTGAGACCGGCCCGTGTCGGGATCAACCCGCATGTCGTATCCCATCATCACAACCCGCCTGGCACCGCACATGACCGCCAGCGAAACCGCCCGATGCCCCGTGGACCTACCATCCCGCAGCGGCGGGCATAGGCCAAAGTCGCCACGGGTGATGTTTTCCAGACGCAGCAATTCCGGCATGGCCACCTTCGCGCGACGGGACAAGGTGAACACCGGCCCCTTGAACGCCCGAATGAGCGTTTCGTTGTCCTCAAACCAGTTCTGATCCGTGAAGATCAGCGCGTCCGGTTCGCATCCGCCATTGCGGGCAGTCTTGATGCTGGAATTGACCGCCAGCACTATGTCGCCATGCCGTTGCGCGTCACGGATCAGCGCCCATTCACTGGCATCCAGCCGGCGCAGACTATCGCCCGACGCCAGACAGAACACCGTCTTGCCCTGCCATGGATGGCCTGGATCGGTGTAGGGGTTCAAGTTAGCTGCATCCATCGCCGCGCCCATTCGGCCATCCACGCCTTACGCGTGCCCCTGAAATGCACCACGGTCGGCATTCCGGCATTGTCCGAAACGTCGTCAGGCGCCCAATTCGCGGTCTCTGCCGGCACTTCCTGGAAACTCGCACCGGAAGCATTCACGGCCTCATACAGCGCGATTTGGTCGTCACCCCACTGCTCAGGCTGGGCATCGACCGCAGCCCGCCAGATAGGCACGCAGCGGGCAGGATTGTGGCACCAGATGGCGCCCGTGTTCATCCGGCAGTCCCCGAATGTGTCAGACGTGGTTATGGTCAAGTCGCCGCCGTTGATGGCGCGTGGGTCTTTGGCGATAAGGCAGTCCGCGCCGACGAATAGGACTGGCTCTTGCGTCCATTCGAGGCACTGTTTCTGGCCGTCGAGGATCGCCAGCATCAGGTTGTCGGGCAGTTTGCACACCAGCGTATCGACGACCTTCAAATCCCGGTCAGAGATGCAAAGGTGGTCGAGGCCGAACCGGCGGCAGGATTTGTCGAGTAGGCGAAGGAGCGCGAGGTAATCGGCGCCCCATTGGTCGTGGCGGGGGGCGAAGAAGGAGGCGACGATCAAGGGTAATTCTCGTAAGCGGTGCCGTCCGCCAGAGCGGTTGCGTAGGGGCTTGGCTTTTCCAATTCGCGTTGGAAGAGTTCCGTTACCCGAGCCGGCATCCCCTTAACCGTAGCCCCCGCAGGAACATCCCGCGTCACCACGGCCCCCATACCCACCGTCGCACCATCGCCAATCGTCACACCCGGCCGCAGCTTCGCGCCGCATCCGATCACGCAACCGCGACCGACAGTGACCGGCGTCACACCCTTCCACACATACCCGGCCGGGCGATCGTCGTTCACCATGGCGACATGAACCGAAACGAACGTGCCGGAACCGATCCGAGTGCCGCCGGAAACGTGGGTATCGTCCATGATTTGCACGTCGTCGCCAATCACGGCGTCATATCCGATCCGAACGCCAACGCCGATGACGCACCGCTGGCCAATGACCGCACCCTCGCGGATGTGCGCTTGCGGGCAGACTTGGGTGTCGTCGCCGATGGTGGCGCCCGCGTAGATGATGGCGCCGGGTCCGATCAGGGCGTTGGCGCCGATGACTGGCGGGGCCTGTTCCACGGTCGGGCGGGCGAATGCTTTGCCCGCGAAGGGCTGCATACCGACAACCGCCGTGGCGTGGATGCGGGCGCCGTTCGGTTGTTCTAGCCAGTGGTTATTCATGCGCCACCCCGCGTCCGATAGGGGCGGGTTGTGCGTTCAACCGCGGGGGCGATGGGAGGCATTCCCAATTCCTCCCGCGCCTGATTGATCGACTTCTCACCCGATTTCACGGCCTCGGTTATCCCCGCCGCCAAGTCGGCAACGGTCTCCGTCACCGCCACCGGGAACCGAGGATCAGGCAACGCCGCGCCATCGCCATCATCCACCGTCGCCACACTGCGGCGCACCCAACGCTCACCGAAATCCGCCGACAGGTCATAGACTCTGCCAGCCTCATACGTTGGCCATGGGTTGCCGGACTTGTAGACAACCGTTTCGGAAAAGCGATAACGCGGCATTGCTCAGTCCCCCTACGCGATCGCGGTCGGCAGGGTCGCCTTCGCATAGCGCGGCTCGCCAAGGAACGCGATCACGGTGCCGATCTGGGACGCGGTGCCAACGTCGGCGATGGTCACCTGAACCCAATCGTAGCTGTTATCGACATCCAGGTCTTCGGCCTTGATGTCGATGATCCACAGCTTCTGCATCTCACCGGACGTGTCCGACGTGTAGGTGTTCGCCGCCGACTGCGAAACCGTGGTGAACGTGCCCACAGCCGTCAGAGCGGACGCCTGCTTCACGTCGATGCGGGTGAAGTTCAGCGCCTTGGTGGAACCGCCGTTGGTAGCGGCTTGCAGAACCGTGATGGTCGGGTCCTGCGAAGCCGCACCGACGCCACACAGAAACAGAATGGTCAAGCGACCATAGTCCCGCATGTTCACGAAATCGCCCGTGTTCGCGCCCGTGCCAAGGGCAACGGGCATGATCAGCGGCACGACCTGGAACTGTTCAACGAACAGCTTGTTCATTTCAGTAAATCCTCATCAAGCCGCTATTAACGGGCTTCCAGCGTCACGAAGTCCGACAGGGTGTTGCTGCCGTTCGCGCGGGTGATCGGTGCCGAACGCCACGGCTGCCCGGCCAGTCGGAACGTGAACCGGAACGCTGTCACGTCCTGGTCGAACCACAGATGGATGCTCGTATCCGTCCGCACGCCGCCGGGCTTCGTCACCGCCAGATACTTGGAGAAGTCCGCCAGGATCACGTCGCCAACGTCGCCGATCGCGCTGCACACCTCATGCGGCACAACCGGACGGCCCATCAGCAGGCCGAACGGGCTGCCGTTGATCCCACCAGGCGGAATGTAGACCGGAGCGCCACCGACATTCTCGCTGCCCGCCATGTTCTTGACATCGACGGTCATCGAATAGAGTTGCGGTTCCAGGTCCTGGTTGATCAGCCAGACTGCGTTGGAACGAGACGGGGCATACATGCGTGCCCACATCTTGAACACGTTCATCGACTTGAGCGTGTCGGCGGCCTGCGAGGTTTCCTTGCTGACGGTGACCAGCGCCCCGGACTCCAACACGCCTTTCGGCATACCGGCGCCCGTGCCGCGAATGATGGCATCGGAAACCTTGTAGTTGATCTTCTCAGGGGCCTTGCGGCGAAGGTAGCTGTCCATCGCGGTCACGTCGGAAAGCTGTTCCTCGGTCACGGGCACCAAAGCCGTCAGCTTGTGCAGGCGGAGATTGACCTGACCGAGCGCAGGCTTGGACTGCGTGATCGTTCCGGCCTCGCCTTCCCAATACGCCTGGATGCCACCGCTCGACTGCCACGCGGTCGTCTCATCCACCGGGAAGGTCATGTTGTTGGACGAAGACTGCTGATTGTCGCAGCGACCGAGGATGCTTTCCGGCGCCATCACCTGTTCAACGATCGCGGCGCGGAAATCGGGCGGCACGGCGAACCCGCCATCAGCGCCGACGCCTTCCTGCGAATAGGTGGACAGCGTGGCATTGCGAACCAACCGCTGATCCCACTCGCCACCACGCGAAGCCGCCACCCGGACCGCATTGGCAAACTCGCCCATGCTGCGGAACCCGTGGTTGCCGGCGGCCAGTTGACGCGGCTGCGGGTAGACAGTGCCAGCGGGGGCCGAAGCGCGCGGTGCCGCGTTCTGCATGTTCTGGCGGATCGGTTCGTCGCCGGGGTGGCTTTCCGTGGCATTCGCCTCGGTCTGGCGTCCACGAGGCGCGGCCAACATCGCGGCCTGAGCGGCGATCTTGGCGCGGGACGTGATCTCACCTTCCAGGCGTTCGAAATCGGCCGAGTTCTGATCGACCTCGGTCTTTTCCTCACGGGTCAGTTCGCGCTTCTCGGCCGTCGCCAGATCGAGGATGGACTGCGACGCAACGAGAAGCTGGTCCTGCCGATCGCGATAGCCACGGATCACCGGGTCATCTTCGTTCAGCATCACCGCGTTGAGCGGCGCACCGACCGCGAGAACGGCAAGCACGCTGTCAGGCACCCGGCCAAGGTTGGCCCGGGCACCATTGGCCTGGATGTTCATCTAATTGTAGTCCTTATGTGGGCGGGGGAAAATCGGTGGCGATGCCCAATCGAAACCGATGACCTACGAGCCGCAGCCCGCCGGATTACGTGCGCTTGACTGCGCTCCGCATACGGGCGGCATGGTGCCGCGCCTGCATACGCTTGAACGTCTCGGCCGCTTCATTCCGAAGCGGCGTGACATCTGTAACCGGAGCAACGAGAGCCGCCGGCATACCCTTGAACTTGTGCAATTGCGGGTTGAACGACGCCGCCATGCGTTCCACGTTATCAACAACGCGCGTCACGAAGCCGGCTTCCATTGCCTCGGCCGCTGTGAACCAGCGTTCTTCGTCCATCCATGCGCGGACATCGGCGCTCGGGTTTTTGGTGCGGGCTGTGTAGACATCCGCAATAGCGCCGCTCACGGCTTCCAAACGATCGGCAACGCTCCGCATATCCTCGGGAGAACCGACCGCCATGCCCCATGCGTTGTGGATCATCAGGAATGCCGGTGCCGCAATGTTGATTTCATCGCCAGCCATGGCAATGACGCTGGCGATGGACGCCGCCACACCGTCGATATGGACCACGACGCGCGCCTTGTGGTCCGCCAGTTGGCGATAGATCGCCAGCCCATCGAACACGTCGCCGCCATAGGAGTTGATCCGAACGTCGATCGCCTTGACTTCGCCCATGGATTTCAGGTCACCGGCGAATTGTTTCGCCGACACACCGCCGAACCAACCCTCGCCAACGTCCTCATAGATGAGAATTTCGGCGCGGTCGCCGGCCTTGGCGTTAATGCGGTAGCCGAGAGCCATAACCAACCCCGTTCATCGTTTCGCCCGGCAACGCATCGGCCGGCTGGTCTTGCTTCTGGCCCGCATCCTTCAGGTTCATCATCTGGCTTTGCACCAAATGCTGATCCCCTTCCGGCCCGATCGGGTCCATGTCTTCCAACTGGCGGATTTCATTGACCGACATGATGCCGTTGAGGATCATATCCTTGTAGAACGCAGCCCGGGCAGCCTGATCGCCCCGCATGAACGCGTTCACGTTCATTTTTGTGTAGTAGGACGCGCGGTTTTCACCGAACAGCTTGCGGTCGGCTTCCTGCTCAAACCGCAAAACCCATGGCATCAGCCCATAGGTCAGGAACTCACGAGACTGATGCTCGATGTTGTTGTTCGTGGATCGCATCAAATCCGCGATCAAATGCGGCGGAACACCCGTGATGCGGGACATTTCCGTAACCTGATGCTGGCGGCTTTCGAGAAACTGCGACTGTTCCGGCGCCGTCGTCATCTTTTCAATCTCGGCACCGACATCCGTGAACGCCACCTTGTGCGCCCGACGCGGGCCGCCGTGCATACTGTCGATTTCGGCACGCATCCGCTTCAAGCCATCCGGCGTCGGCTTGGTTTTCAGCTTGACCACCAACCCGGGGTTGGCACCGTTGCCGAAGAACGTCGCCGCAAATTCCTCTAGCGCCTTGGACAGACCAAGGGACTCGCCAGCCATGGCAACGGTGTCGAAACCGGAAATACCATCCCACCCGGCACCGTGGATGTGGAACACTTTCTCAGGTGCCAGGTCTGTGTGACCTCCGCGCGGGTTCCACACACGATAGAACAACCGATCCGCATCATCTCGCTTTGGTTCAACACGTTCCGGCACCAGCGGCCATAGGTTTATGGCCACGTTCCGGTTGTTCGTCTCGATTTCCGAGTAATGGTTGCCCGCCGTCATCGCGTGCAGCATCGCCGTTTCGCGCCATGCAAGCGCGGTCATTTCCGAGTTGGGTTGCCTCTGCAACAACCACTCAACCGGATGCGTCGCCGCCCGTTCGCGCCCGCCATTCTTCAGCATCTTGTTCACATGCCACGGCAGTTGCGCCAACGACGCCGCAAGCAACGTAGACCCGCGCATGTAGGCAGGCAGCTTGAACGCCGCATCGTGCGTGATCGTGGTCCCGGCAAGGGTGCGAATAACCTCACGGAACCCATTGTCAGGGTCCACCGGCTTCGACATCCGGTTGAACAGACGGCCGATGCGTTCACGCCAGGACGACATCGGTCTTTTCATCCCAGTAGGTTGGGTCGTCGAAAATGGATGCGCCGCCGGCAAGTCCGGCTTCCGCCGCACCCGCCAGCATCGCCAGCACAACCAGCCCGTCGATCCGCCCGCGCTGCTGCGCCTTCACCAAATACCGATTGCCGCGCGCATCCGCCTTGATCGCCGCGTTACCCGCGCACCATTTCGTGATCGGGCTTTCGTCTATGACGATCTCGGAATTGAGGATCATGTCTTCCAGAACGCCGAGGGACCGGGGCATCCACAGCATTTTGTCGCTGGTCATGCCCTGCGCTCCCTGCCCGTGGATGACCAGCTTCAAGCCGCTGCCGTAGTTTTCGTCCGGCGACCAAATCCAGGTATCAAAACCGATCGCGTCGCACGCGGCCCGGAAATCGCTCATGAACGCCGGGTCGATCGCCATCATTTCCACGTCGTATTCGGCGCACATCCGTTGCGCCTCGACGGCAACGAACGAATAGTCGATCGTCCTGCCGGGAACCGCGTTCAAGAACGGGTCCGGCCCCTGTGACCACTCGACATACGACGCCCGATCCGTCCGCGCCGCTTCCGCCAGTCCATCCGCCGGCTTCCAATACCGCACCGCAGCGACAAGCCGGCCTTCATCGTCCCGGCACCCGATCCCGAGGGCGGTCAAATCGTTCTTGCGGCTCAGGTCCAATGACAGCCAGCATGACCGGCCGGCAAACTGCGCCATGTCCACCCGGCCTTGCGCGCCTTCCCAGGCGTCCAGGTCAATCCAGTATTCGGCTGTGCCGACAGGAATGCCGAAATACAGCCGTTTCGTGGCCAGCGCCTTGGCCATGCGCCCCTTCGCGCTTTGGACCTCGCCTCGCACATTCTCAATCGGGAACGTCAACCCGAGGCATGGCAGAGACTTACGCCACACGCTTTCGTCGTTCATCGGGTCGTCGCCGGGGTCCGTCCGTGCGATCAGCGCGAACGCCGCGTCATCATCCGCTTCGCCACGCAAAACCGACTGATACACGTCGGAATACTCGGTCCCGACGAGCTGGTCGGCGGCCGGGGTGTTCGTGCCCAGCAGCATCAGGCTATCGCCCGGCATCTTGGCAATGGCGGCCTGCCATGTCTCGATGGCGCCGCCCGTCCGCCATTCGTGTATCTCGTCACCCAGCACCAGAGACGGGCGCGGGCCATTGACTCGTTCGTCGCCTGCCAGCGCGCGGAACACAGACCGCGTGGCCGGGTGCTCAATCATCCAAGACATCTGCCCGTTGCCCCGGATCAGCACTTCACCGAGGCTTTCCAGCGTCTCCCCGTCGCGCCCCGGAATAGGCGCCTGGCACATCGCCGCCGCGTCCTGGAACAGCACGTTCGCCTGATTGCGGTCCTTCGCGATCGCGTAGACCTCAGACCGGGCAACCCCGCACCAGCCCATGACATACAGCCCGAGGGCCGCCATCAGCGGGCTTTTGATTTGCCCCTTGCCCAATTCCAGCCACGCATGACGGAACCGGCGCCGACCGTCCGCCCGCATCCAGCCGAACAGCGATCCGACCACGAACGACGTGTAGCTCGGCAGGTTAAACGGCTCGCCCACCTTCGCGCCCGCTGTGACCGACAGGACAGCCGGAAAGAACGCCTGCGCCCGTTCAGCCTGTTCCGTCCGCCAATGCAGCCCGCGCTTGGGGCCGTCAATCAGGTCCCGCAGATGCCTCTCACATGCCAACCGCATGAGAACGCCGGACACCACATCGCCGCTCACGACATCCTCGGCCCAAGCCGAGGCGGGGTCTGTGTCGGGGTGGTATTTACGCTTTCGCGGCAAGGAACCTGTCTGCGGATGTTGCGGCGCGGGCCTTCTTCTTGACCGGCGCAACCTGCGCCCTGCGCCGTGGGTTCAATCCGAGTTTGTCCTCATGGTTGCTGGCCATCACATCTGCGTCTTTCAGCACCGTCCACCATGGGTTCCATGAGGCCGATTTGGTCCGCTTTGCAGGCACTACGGGGCCTTGTTCCGCGATCTTGGCCGTAGCGTCATCGAACATCACGCACGCCACCACATAGCGGCGGATTTGGTTCCCGTTGATCGTCGCCAGCGTGCCAGCGTCGCGCATTTCAGAAACGGTCGCGCGCCAAACATCGCCAGCGCGGGCCTGCAATAGTTCGTCGGTAAAGATCGTGTCCCATTCTGGCATCAGCACGTCGCCGTTGCCGCCGGGGAGAGCTACTAGGGCCATGGGCACCTTAAGGGGTCGGTTTGGATTTTGCTCTCACTGCAAGCGAAGG